AGTGCCCATTCCGCCTGATTTATTTGTTTCATAACCTGTTTTGTACGGAAACGAACCTGCTGCCTTTATCATACTATTCATTTTACTTCTCCTTTATTTAGTTTATTCTATCTACTCTATACCCACAATTTCTACAATAACTCAAAACATATTTTCGATTTTTAAGCTTACCAGCGCTCAATATTTTGCTAATATTTGAAGCTTCCATACAGTTAGAAGCAAGGTTTATAACTGCGGTAGGGATAGTCTCAATCTCATCATATGCATCTACAAATTCGTGTGGTTGGTTTTCTTTTAAGCAGCTCATTGCGCTATTCCTTTCGTTAGCTTATTTTATCCCTTAACAAGGTCATTAAGTCTTTCCTAACCTGCCGAACATTCTTTTCATTGTAAACCTCACAAACTATTTTAGATGCCCTATTGACATCTTTTCTTATTCCTAGCGATAGAAGATCGGCAGCAAAAGTAATATTGTTTTTATAAGCCTGCTGCATAAACAAATCATGATTTATTTTATCTTTCAACATAGCATTGCTCCATTACTTCGGCATCAATCTCTGAAGATTATGCTTTTCCCTAAGATCAATTCCATATTCTTTAAGTTTCGCAACCAAGGCCATTATGTCACTAACAGTTGGTTCTGGCAAGTTATGAGATTTAGAATCTGCTCCAAGATTAAGGAAGGTGGGATTAATTTCATAAATCCATTTAGCCAAAATATCAACGTCAAATTGTAAAATTGGTTCTAGTGTTAAAAAGGTTTTAGTTCCCTTAGACAACTTTTTCATAGCCAAATAACGTTCTTCGGGAATAGGCGCTTCAGAAATGCCATTTATAATTCTATTAGTTTCGATGGTACACCCAAGAATACTGTTAGGGGGCAAATCAACTTCTGTAAATCTAGCGGGATTCTTGGATTGAAAAACGTAGGTATTTTTAGGCCATTCGTTACAATGATTAATAACTCTACGAATCCATTCTACGGGGACATCTTTAGCAAACAAATCGTTCTGATATTCTACAAAGATAGTTTTACCTTCGCCAAAATTAATCTTAAATTCACTCTCAATCAACTTAATTGGACCTGTGAATTTTTCAGCTCTTCCAAATCTAGCATTGTCAACATAGCAGTATTGGCAGTGGTGAGAACATTCGCCGCCCAGATGACAAATACCATGGGAAATCCAATCGTACATATTGGAACCAGTTTTAAATTTTTTTAATGACATTGCTTTTCTCCTTTACTTTTAAACATGGTATTACTGTAGCATATTAGTTTAAAAAAGCAAGATTTATTTTAAACTATTTTTAAAACGTAATATTAATCCAAATTTAAGTGCTTCCACCTTTTCCTATTTATTATTTTGCCTATTTGTTGGCGACATACTTTGAACTTTTTAGATAAGTCCGTTTGAGTCATTCCTTTTTTTGCTAAATTATAAATTTTTCTTATTTGTTTTTCATTAAGTTTTGCCCCATAATGGTTCTCTCCCATTGGGAACGTCCCATCGCTAATTCTTTTTTGAACACCAATACTGATACTATTCTTATGGGATGCTCCTAGCGTTTGGCCAGTATTCCATGGCTTTCTACCCTTCATTTTTATTTTTATATTTAATCTGGCACTTAAAGATCTTACTTTCCCTCTGTTAGCATTACCTATTTTTATTTTGGTGCTTTCTGCTATTAAATGCCGTTCCGCTGTTCGATAATTATAACCATATTTGCGATTTCTACTTTTATAATACTCTATCCACTTATCTTCTTTTTTTAGAAGGGAACTATCTGAACATCTTTCTATAATCACAAATTTGAAATTATCTTTACCGTATTTATTATAAGATTTTTGTAAATGAGGATTATGATGCTTATTTATCCTTAAATCATTTTTATGCTCTTTCCATCGTTTATTAAAACCCTTGTTACGACAAGTGCTTCCAATATAGACCTTTCCGTTCTTTAGGTTAAATATCCCGTATATCCCCGATGTCCTCATTATACTTTTACCTCCCAAATACCCCTTAGAAGGCATTCTATGTATTCGGGTAGGGTTTGGTCTAGCTCTTCCCTTATAATCAATTGTGCATCAATGTGGTTCATTCTTAGGTCTTCTATGAGCTGTTTAGCCCGTTCCGTTAGTGTTAGTTGGATCTGCATTGTGGTAACTTCTCCTTGACTGAATAAAAAAGCACAAGCCCAAGGACGGTTCTGAGAAGTTACCACACCAAACAGAGGGGCCATCCAAGGACTTGTGCCGATTGTTATACTTACTGACTATCTGGTTTTTATGTGGTAACTTCATGTATATATTATACAGTAAAAGTTACCTAAAAACCTCTAATTATTTCATACTATTTAGGTTCTTTTTCGTCATCAGAATTGTCATCTTTTTCTTTGTTTTCTTCCTCTTCTACTTGTTCATCATGTGGTTTCTCTTTTGGGCCCCTATGAAACTCATCACTATCGTATTTATGCCACTTCCTATCTATATCATTCATAATATTATTCCTTATTTAAGAGGGTTTAATCGCCTCATGTTATATGTCATACAATAAAAGATATATACCTTTTAAATCTTCATTTATTTTTAAACAATATTATCGTCGTCATTCTCGTATGATTCTTGCCCGTTCCCTTATACCAGTAATACTTATTATGGATCTTCCAATTACCCTTATCAAAAGCAAACTGAAACGAAGGCTCTTCCTGTAGCCCTCTCATAATGTCATTTATATCCGCTCTAAAATGTCTATGTTCGGTTACAAAATTACCAACCAACATTACTTCTTTACTAGCCGTGGTTAAAAACTGCATGACCTTAGACAGATATTGAGTTCCATACTTAGGCATCAACAACATATCAGAATTTACTATGGCAGGATTAAAAACATTATGGTTAGAATATTCTACCATTGTTTCATAGAAGTCACCCAAATGCCAGTGAATTTGCTTATTAGCCTGTTTGTTCCATTTATATATTTCTTCACTTATTTCTATACCGTGAAACTGACTGGGCTTTACTAAATTTGACTTAATGATTTGATCAGGTTCGCAGTTGTCTTCTAATTGATTTTTAGCATAAGAGCATCTACCGCATATGGTCCAATACTGTTTATTTTTAGGGATAGATTGAATATCATAATGTTCCCTATATGTTTTGATTATGGTTTGATGTCTTGACTCTATTTTTTTAGGACAAGCACCATAATGCATATTAAGCTGTGAAGGGGTTGAGTTCATAGATTTATTTTCTAGGTCGATATCCTCCAACTTTATTCCCTGTTCCAAGAAAATCTCCCCAACCCTTCCATTCCCTTTTATAAGTTTTATATGGGTTAACTGGTATATCTTTGGGTCTTCTTTTTGACCTACAATAGACGTATCTAAACTCATCTGTTGTTAGATGTAATGGCTTTAAAAACTTTTTACACTCATTGAATGTCCTAAATTTTCTATCCTTATTAGATATATTATCGTTTCCAAGAAAATCTCCTAAAGAAGTCCATTCGTCAGCATATATTTTGTCTGGATTTGAAGGAATATCTTGGGGTTTTTTGCCAGACTTGCAATATAAATTCCAGTCTCTTAAACCTCCAATATTAAGTTTCCTTATTATTTTTCTTGCATCCTTAAATTTCTTCCATTTTTTATGTTTTTCTTGATTAGATACTCTTCCTGTTCCAAGAAAATCTCCCCAACCTTTCCATTCACCCTTAATTGTATAGGTAGACTGAGGGGCTTTTGGGATATTTAGCGGTATTTCTCCTCTTTCATAAAATTTATCAAAGCCATTTTCTCCTTCTTTGGTTTTAATTCCTAAATCTTTTATTGCATCTTTAGCATCATTATAGCTAGCATATTGCGAATGTTTAATATTATCAGATATTCTAAAGGTTCCAAACCAGTCTCCCCAATCTTTCCACTCTGTTTCATAATACTGATTAGGGGCTGCTGGTATATTGTCTGGCTTCTCTCCAGAATTACAATATTCTTTCCAAAATGTAATGCTTGCTTTTTTACTATTCTTTTTTAAAAGTTTACTAGCCCAAGATCTTACTTGAGATCTAGCTCCCTCAAAAGGCAAAAAGTTGTACTTATTTACCGTCTCCCTAAACTTCCTAAACGTATCTAATCCACACATCCCCGAAGTATAATTGAGCCAAAACTGCAACGGGTTAATCTGAATAATGTCAAAATCAATATGGTCTAAATCTATTCCCTTAACCGACTTCAAACTTTCCCTAACCCATCTCTTCCTAATTTGCTCCGCTATTTCTTTATGATGTTTTTTAACCTTGCATTCGGTTAAAATTTTAGATGTTATCTCTGCAAATTTGGCTCTTGATTTCTTGTTATTAACGCCAAAATTTACTTCGTTATTGTCTTGGGCTATAATACATTCATCTCTAATTTCTTCCCATATCTTTAGTATCTTATTCTCGTCCTGAACTTGCACCCTCAAATAATCTATAGCAGGAAGACCAGAGCCACCACTGCCCTTAACCTTTTTAACCTTCTTCAATGGAATAGTAATAGATACGGGTGATATAGCATCTTCCAAAAGCATAGTAGCAAACAATACTTTTGAATATTCGTTTAGATTATCCTTGAACTTGTCCCTGTCAATCTGATCAAAAGAAAAAGGAAGTAGCTGTAGGGCTTCAACATATTTTTTATCTGGTGCGTCTCTAAGTAATCTTCCAATTATCTGACTCATATCTGTTAATGAGCCTTTAGTTCCAATAATAACTTCTCTGTCTGCCCATTTCCAATTAGCCCCTTCCCTAAACATATTAAGGGTTACTACTACGTCTATCAAACTACTGTCTTTGAACTTATGAGCCCCTATAATAAGATTTTTTCTTCTTTCCCTTAATTCCTTACTAGAATCGTCAACCAAATTAATAACCTTAATCCAATCATTGCCTCTCTTAATTAGAGTTATTCCATTCGGTTCTTCTTTAACTACGAAATTCTTTTTACCCGCAATACACTTATAAATCTCGTTAGTGTCGCTGTGTTTTGACCCATGAGAATATGTCTTATTTCCAACGCTAGGCAAATAAATTATGGTTTTACCGATCCTATCATTAAAAAGATGGGTCAGCCTTTTCACCCAAGACTTATTATACATACAGAAATCGTATTTAAAGCCCTTGAGCCAATAACAATCCTTAAGGTATTCGTCCATGGGATAATGAAACTTGGTAAACCTACTTTCTTGAGACTTGGGTATAATCTCTAACCGATCACCCCTGAACAATGTTGCGGTTGAAAGTATCAGTTCAATATTCTTCTCTTCTGACTTTAAAGCCGTAGCAACCAACTGACCCATTTCATTACAAAAATCCATAGAAGTTTTCGTATCATTCTCTTCAACTTCTAATCCTTGAGTATACCTAATATGATGTGCTTCGTCTATGCATATTACAATATCTTTGAAAAGTTTGGGATACTGCTGAAAAGAATCCACTAAAGAAGCGTGAGAGCAAACAAGTATTCTATCATTGATGTTATTTTTCTGCCCTTCTCTATTTAAAAAAGAATAAATTTGAGAAATGTTGCTCTCCTTGTTATCGTCACATAAATAATGAGCAGGCGACCAAGCAACATCGGATTTATCAGGAAACTCAAGATTGTAGTAACCTTTAAAACCATCTGCAATAATAGTCTGAGGAACGGCTATAATGGACTTCTTATGAGGATTCTTTATAAGATCTTGGGCAATTAACCAACAGATAGCCAATGTCTTACCTGAAGCAGTAGGAGCGTTAATGATTATATTATGTTTATTTTTAAGAGCGTCCCAAGCCATCCTCTGCATTTTTTTCATTTTATAGGTGTCGTTATCAAATACTTGGGGCATTTCTCCGATAGGCTCCCAAGACGCTGTAATTTTATTAATGGTAATTGGCTTCTTCATAGAGATTCTTTTCTTTATTATCGAAAGGTTTACTATATCACATGGCGAGACTAATGTCAAATAAATAATAAAACTAAACTACCACGAAATAGCCATATTTTTCACATAAGCATCTCTAAGCCACTTGTAGTAATTACATCGATAATGAGGTATCTTTGCAGCTTTTTCGTCTCTTATTACTCTCTTACGCATAAACGAAACCAAATCCTTAAATAGGGTAAATTTAGGGCTTATTGCTCCCTTTAAAATAAAAGTATCGGGGCTTTCATCATACAGAAGCACTTGATACTTTTTATCATCCTTAACAATTTTGGCTCTCCACTTATAAATATAATGCGGTGTTATATGTTTCATGTTTCCCATATTTTTCTCCTTACATATCACTTTCGTCTATTTCGTCCATCTCTAACGCCGCCCACTCCATAATGGCTTTTAGACATTCTTTTCTTTTCCTTCGATTTGATTTATCGGGAAGCATATCAGTAAGAAAAAATTCTATCGGATCATCCCCTTTATTGCCTGATATTTCTATTGCATGACCAACCAGTTTGAAATTTTTACTCTTTAAGATATTCTCTTCTATTTGTGCTCTCCAGTCTGCAAGAATATCTTTAATGTCGCTTAGTACTACTTTATCTATGTCGCTCATTTTGAACTCCTGTTAGATGCTTGTCTTGTTAGCATGTCAATAATTTTCCGATCTACTTCTCTAACATATTTCTTTTGTTCTGCTTTAATAGCCTTAACTAGCTTCTTTCTTGTTTTTAATTGTTTTGGTTCGTTAAACCACTCACTAAACGTTTTATCTTGTAGTTTAGATTTATCGGAGAAATTAGGAACTAATATCATTTTATTTTTGTTGCTCATTTTTACCTATATATTCGTTCATGATCCTTTGGTATATTATATTAAATACTCTATCTTTGCTGTTTTTAGGCTCTTTATCCGATTGATCCATTTGTCCTTTTCTAATAAAACCTATTATCACTCCAAAAGAAAAGATCAAATATAGAACCATAAAAGCCACAAACGGGTGAACTATTATCATATTCATTTTTTTGTCTCCCAATCTTTCATAACTATCTTTTCAGTATATTCAAAAACTTTCTTCTCATTATTAAATCTATATACAGCAGCCTTATACGGCTTCCCAGTTTTAATAACTGCATCTAAGGATAAATAAATTACTTCCCTTTTAGGCTTTCCGTTTTCAGATAACGCTATAAGATATTCAGAACCATCGTGTGGGCCATTAACAAATTTGAAAGCGCCTGCCTTCCCTTCAGCTATTAAAGAATCCATTGTATCAACGGCTTCTTTTCTTTCGGCAGCAGACAGAGATTTATGAAATTTCTCAATATCGGCATCGTTCTTGTCAAAATTCATTTTTCTTCCTCATCTTCAATATCACAGTAAAAATATTCTCCGCACAATCTACAACAATACTCTGTTCTTACGGCAACACAATTTCCATAAAAGAAATCCTTGTAATACCCGGTTGGAGATAACTTATGAGCACAATCATCTTTAATACTTCCACTCATTTTTTATCTTCCCTGTTCATGTCTTTGGTTCCATCTTTCGGAAGCATATTTTAAAGCTTCTTTTAGCTTAATACCCCGGCCAAACCAGCCAAATTGGAATCCCATACCGCAATTTTCACAACTAGAATCTATCGTTCTTCCTCTTGATTTATAATAGAAAGAATTATGGAAAAGATCTTCCCCTGTTATCTGGTAATAAAATGCCAGCTCCTTACTTCCACAAAAAGGACATGGTTTGAGTTTAAAAGGGGGTTTAACCCTATATATTTTCTCTAGGCATTTTCTTTTAGGTCTTTTCATACAGTCTGTTCTCCCAAATATATTTTAGAACATCTACATCCATTGCTTTTATCAAATACGTTGAATCTTCCGTTCTTTCTTCAATATCTGCTGTTACCTTAGCTTTGGTCTCCGAAAGACTTAGATGATTCGGGTCATATTTCTGTAGAGGCTCCGTATAATATTTTTTCAGTATTTCCCTTACCCTAGTAGACGATACATTTCTAACGGGATAACCTAAAAGAGGAGGGCGATAAAGATGCGGTTTTTCCAGATACCAAGTAATCTTAGAATCTTCTTTTACTCCATCTCTAGGTATTACTATAAACCTAACCATGTCTTTAAGTTTCTCCCAATTTTTCCAAGTATGAAAATTGTTAGCCTGATCCATCCCTATTATATAACTAAAATCTACTTTTTCTGATGGGCCGCAAACAATTCCAGAATCATAATCTTCTTTGATTCTGGATATCAAAGAGTATGCTGAGCCATCTAGTCCTTTTATCATTTCCCAATTAGATACCTTAATAAAATCTTCATATAGTTTACTAGCTATTTCGCACATTTTACAGCGATCAATAAAGGCCTCTAGTCCAGTTTTTTGCAAATGGTTATAACAGGGCATTAACCATATCTGATCAACTACATTACGATCAAAAACGTATTTAGCAATTTCGATATGAGCACGAGTAATGGGATTGAAGCTCCCACCTAGAATTGCCACCTTCATTTTTTGTTTTTCCTTTTCGCTACAAAGGCCTTTTTTAGTTCAGGATACTCTGAAACGATTTCTTCTTCAAACGGGCAATTAGCACAACAAATTACTCTGTCTGATTTCAGATTCCTTTTGCAGAGCTTAACATGGTTCTTCAGTTTCTTTATGTTCATGAGGACAACCGTATTCTTTACAGCCGACAAGAGGGGTTAACGCACCATGAAGCTTTACAACTGTTTCTGGCTGCTTCAAATACCACATTGCCAAGTTACATGCGCATCCAAAAGTATTGCCGCTATGTCCCTCATCTATTCCAGCAATTTTAACCTGCTCTTCAAAAGGTTTCTTATAAAACTCATCAATCTTATCGGGATCTTTTATTGCATTAGCGATTTTAATAGCTTCCTTAATAGTAAACATTTCGTATCCTTCGTAATCCCTTCTGAAATTAGGATTAGCCTTCCTAAACTTATCTATCCTTTGTTTAAAAACGTCAGGAAGCGCATCATATTCTGCATCCATCTTTTTCAGATTTTTCTTGAGACTTCTTGCCCTGTCTGCGTCCATCTTCTTGCAATAAGCCTTATGATCTTGCTCTGCCTCATCAGGAGTTCGATAATAGATAACTATTCCTTCGATTACCACTCCCCTTACAGTATATCCAAATCCCTTACCATAAAATTTAGCCTTCATATTTTGCTTTGGGATAAATCCTGTTTTAGGAATACACAGGCAAGAGCCTCCATTAACTTGAATATCCCATGAATCTCCATAGTCAGACACCTTGTCTAATATATATTCTTCAAACTGAGTGTCCGTCGGTAGATATTTTAACGCTTTTTTAGTTACTCTTACTTTTTTTATAATGCCATTCTTTTTCATAATCCCATCCTTTTTGCGTTTGTCATGAACTTTTTAATTTCCGAAGGTTTCCATGCCATAAAGCCACCCTGCCTTATCCATATCCTTATTGCTGATATCATTAACGCCAACCATATTGCCCCGATCAAGACACCTGCCTGAAAAGCTATCCTAAGAATTAGGGCCATTACAATAAAAAAAGTTATATCAGCCAGCATTGTTAATATTTGAAATAGGTATCTCATATTATTTCTCCTACGACAAGCTTCCAGTAATTTATCTTTAAAATCACCAGAAACTGTCATTGTCTTAACTTTAGAATCAGAAGGGTCTAAAATCGTTATGACAGACTTACGAACAGACTTATTCCCAGCATCACAAAGCAGGCACATATTAGATCTCCGTTGACTTAGCTAACTTCATGCCCTTAGCAATCATTTCAGTAACAAAATCTTCTCCAAGCTTTTCAAACCCAGCGACGTTAGAACAACAATCTGTAATGAGTGTGACCTTGCTCATGTCAAGGGCTGTAGCCATTTGCCTTACGCTAGAAGCCACACAATGACTGAGGGCTTCTCCTGCCACATAAATTTCATCAGCCAAATACAACGCATTAAGAAAACGATGATTAAACATAGTCGATGGGTCTTGAGGGTCTGGAACCTCCGCTTCAAAACATCCATAGTTCTCAGAAAATGGATTTACACCTTTTGGAACGTAATTGACGATTTTTCTATTCTCATCTTCATATTTGCTCAAGGCTTCAAAAACTGGGAAAATAATCGTTGCACCCTGAGAGCCCCAAGTGCAATGCCTAGGCCACAAACACAATGGATATTTGCCTTTCTTTTCCAATTCTTTGACGTATTCTTTCGCTCTAGGCAGGAGTTTGGGGTTAGTTGTAGTCCATGTCCCATTTTCGATATCCTCCGATTTAATAATCGTAAAAATATTTGGGGCAACGCCGTTCTTGTCCATCCAGAAATTAGTGAAAAATATTGAGAACGTTCTATGTTGGTCAAGAGTCGCATGGATAAGCTGAAATTCCTTGGCCGTTCTTTTTAACAAAGCTGCCAATCTTATCATGTCTTCATATGCTCCTTTTACAGATAAAGAGCCATTAGGATCACAAAAGTCTTTTTGACAATCAATTAGCAATAACTGTTTCTTCATATATTTCTCCTTATTTCCTGAGCTGACTGACATGTACATCCCACAATTTCTTATCTTTCTTGTTAAAGATCTTTACAAACTCCGGCTCCACTCCGTCAAACCCTACAACAAGCCCCGACATAACAACTGGTTTAACAGCATTTATGGAACCCAGAGTTGTATATCTGATTGTTTTCCCTACATATCTCTTACTAAATTTATTTTTCATATTTTCCTTATTTCAGCTATTATAGGGCATTACTTTTCAAAATCAAGATATTTTTAATGTGCCTTTCAGATAGGCTTTCCCATCCTCAGTAAGAATCCTACCCCTAGCAGTATTGTCAATAAAACCAAGCTCTCTTAGCCTTACTTCCAATTCAAGCTCTATGTTCTTTTCCTTAACGCCCATCTTAACAGCCAGACTATGAATAGAGCAAGGTTCGCACTTTTCCAATATTTTAAGAAGCTCAACTTCTTCACTCTTCAATCCATAAGGGTAGATTCCAAATATTTCCTGAAACTCTTTCCAGCCACTTTCGGTTATAGTTGAAGTTTTTCTAAGATTGCAATACCTCTTAATATCTTGAGAGAGAAAGAATGTGTCTCTAGCCCTGCCTCTGCATGCGTATGACAGGGCAGTCTGATCGCAAGAGAAAAAGGTGCTTGGAAGGTAATGGTTCAATATCTTAATCAGGTCAGCCTTCTCATACAAATGAAAATACAATTTTTTGCATCTGTTAACAAGAGCCCTCTCCATCTTGTATGCATCGGTTGTAGCAAAGATAACATTATATTTTCTAAAGTCATATTGGAAAGTGTAACTTTTGTAATTAAACGTATTAGAAAGATCCTCGTTTGGTGCAAGAAGAGTCTTTAGCGATTCAGATACTTCGTCTTGCAACTCTTGAGATTCATCAAAAAGAATCGTTTTAGGCGTTTCACCTGCAACCCTGTTTATCAAGACGTTCATAAGATCACTGGTCGTTTTTATAGAACCACAGTTAATTTCTACCAATTCCCTGCCAAGAGCAGATGCTACTTTTTGAGCCATATACGTCTTACCTAATCCTTGAGAACCGGAAAAAAGCAATGTAGGGAAAGGGGTTTCTAAAGAATGAGAATTAACCAGCATTGAAAGCTGTTTGCAACATTCAGATTGACCAATAATGCTGTCAAAAATCGTGCTATCCTGTTCAATTTCCATCGTCTCGCTAGGGGCTGTTAAGTTCATATCCACCTTTCCTTTCTTATTTTCTGGAACCATCCTAACATATCCCCTAGTACATGTCAAGTCCTATTATAGCCTTATTCTAGTTTTTTTAGGCCATGCTTTTTGCCACAATAAGGGCAAAAATAGTGAACATTTACCTCCCCTATCTGTTCAAGTTTTCTGTTATTTAACCCGAATATCTCATCGCAATCAGGGCATTTGATCGTTGCCAGCCCCTGATGCAACATAGCTCCAATTTCTTTGAACTTTCTAGGTGTATTCATAGTTTGTTCCTTCTTTTATTAACTTTTTTAGTTTATGCATAACTGAGAGATTGCTATAAAGATTATTCTTGTGCTTTTTCCTAAATTCTTTTATCGTCTCTTTTCTTTTTCTTTCCTCTTTTTCTTTTTTTTCCTTATTTTCTTTTTTAGCTTTTTTATCCAATCCAAGCGTCTCTTCCGCTCTTCCCTGTAGTATTTTTACTTTGAGCTTCCTGAGGGCAACTCTGAGAATAACCCTGATTCTCTCCCTTGTAACTCCCATTTTCTTTGCCACATCTGCCATTGAAGTGTTACTATCGTCAAAAAACATAAGGTAAACTGTTTTGAGTTCTTTTGGTTTAAGCTCATGCATTTTTTCGAGCAAGGAATCTTTGAGCTCTTTTTCCTCAATATCCTGAGTTATGGGTTTTTCGTGTTTATTCTGAACGTGATCTAAAAAAACCTCCCAATCATCAATTGCTACAGGTCTAAGGTTCTGGTTTTTTCTAATATTTTTTAGCATATTAGTGTTAATCTTGAGCGCACTCATTATCATTTCATCAGTTAATTTTTTACCATGTTTGATCTCTAATTCAGAAATTTTCCTAGCCATAATTTCATGTTCTTGTGGCAAACGAATAAATCTATGCTCATTAATACCGATATAGATATCTCTTTCAATTGCCGAATAAGCATAGGTATTGAATTTTACGCCCTTCTCGCTTTTGAATCCGTTAGCACATCTTATAAGTGCCATATTCCCAAATTGTATTAAATCCATTACTGAGAGGTCGCTATATTTTAGAGAGCCAAATCTCTTGTAAATCTTAACTGCGATATTAATTACCAATAAAAGATTTCCGGTAATTAATTCGTTTCTAGCATTAAGGCATAAAATATGATCAGTACCTTTCTGGATAATGTCCGACAGCTCTCTTTCCCTTTGAGGGGTTAAAAGAGGATACTTAGCAGCATCCTTTATATACCTCTGTAAAGATTCCTGATCACAGTTCATTTTTATACCTCAAAAGATGTTCGATCCCTTACCTTTTTCTGCATTTTTTTCAATGCGGATTCTGATATTTGTCTTATCCTTTCGCCACTGAGTCCGTACCTTCTACCAATAGCATTAAGTCCTTCTTTATCATCATTTATATAACGACAATAGAGTATCTCTTTGGACAAAGGATCAAGCTGATTCAAATATTTTTGAAGAAGAGCTTTTCGATCCTTCTCAGCACAGCAAACATATGGAGACTTTGCTTTTGTATCTGCAATAGTTTCCTTTAGCGTTGATGTAGGATCATTGTCATTACCAAAATTATTATCTAAAGAAACAATGGAAGACGAGTTGGCGGCGTGAATATTTCCCAAAACATATGAAGAAACTTTGAGCTTTTTCATAATCTCTTTATCCGTCATTGCTGGAGTATTGTTACTGATTAGATCTTTAAACTTCCTATTCTTATTTCTAATGTGTCTTGGTATATACACATCTGAATAGGAAGCAATCATGGCTTGACCAATTTTTAAGTCAATCCAATATGTTGCAATAGTGCTGAATTTAGTTTTGAATATGGAAGGTTTAAAACGATCTATTGCCAAGCCAAGGCCTTCGACTCCAGCAGTTATCAGATCTTCAATAGGCAAATTAGACTTACCTACTGCAGCGTATGCTCTCTGTAAAACAAGCTTGAGATTAGAAAAATAAAGCTGCTCTCTAGCTTCTTGCCTTCTTTTCCCAGTTTTGAACTTCTTTATTGTCTTTGCCAGCTCGACTTCTTCTTTTCTAGTCAGAAGGGGATGCTTTTCGATTATTTGTGCCCAATCCTGCATACATTTATCTAATGTCTCCATAGTCTGTTCCTTTCAACGTTGAATCTTTCATTCATTTCGAAATGAGACTAACATAATTTAGGGACAAATGTCAAGCAAGAAAGCAAATATTTTTAGGCAGCTCTAGAATTAGGCCATTTTAGTACTTCAGTAGGCCACATTTTGTCATCAATAGGATACCCCAAAGAACGTATAATTTCTTTATTTTGGGCACGAGTATCAAGAACCCTCTGGTCAAAATCCTTAGAATATTGCCCTTCAGCTTTATTCTCTCCATCTACGGGATACCTACCATTTTCCTTAATCCAGTCTATCTTCTGTTGCATTTTTTTAACGATAGCGCACCAAGGGACCGGGCTATAACCCCAGATGTCTACTCCAGCATCGCAAGACAACACGTTATTGAATTCAGGCATACGACCATGACTGTGTCCAAAAATGTGCCAAGCGCCATGACAAGAAGATGCATAGCTAGCCATTTTATAATGGCAAAAAGTAACATCCTGCTTCTGGATGCTAGTCCTATACCCCAGTTCATGTACATTATCAAAAAGATTAAGACATTCTCTGCTCATCTGATCTGCCATTTCCCAATCTTGAAGATTAGCAAATTTAGCCCAAGTAGAGGAAATAATGCCGTCTCTGCAATCTTCAAGATTTATATCTCCATTTCTAAATCTTTTCAAAAGAGAGGAGCACTCTTTTTTAACATCAAACATGTCTTCGGGAATTACGCCATCCCTAAAAACATTATAGAAATCTTGGTTAGCCTTGTCATGATTGCCCATAATAAAGATCTTAGTATCTCCATTAAGAGATTGAATAAACTGTTTATGATTATTATAAGCAAAATCCCCTCCGATAATAACCCTAGCACCCTTTTTAGGCACCATAGCATTCCAGTTATCCCTTATAGCGTCATTGTGGGACTGAAGATTAACCGCATAAGGATTGTTGTATTTAAAATGAAATTTTTTCAAGGGATCATAACTTGGGTTATTATATATCCAAGGCATTCTACTCGCATGTAATGCTATATTCTTGTGGCCAAAATGTGCGTCCATTACCACGAAGTCTTTTTCGTTAATCATTTTCTATTCCTTAATTCTCCATAGTATACAAAAAAGAGGCGAAGAATCAAGTTATTTCTTCGCCTCTTTATAAACGATTGTTTACTCAAACATTATTGAGTTCTTATTAGCCTCACTTCCTTCTAACTGAGGAGATTGCGGAAAAGATCGGCTTGGTAATGATTGCCTTAACTTTGCATAGAAATCATTATAGGTAATCTTAGGATTATTCTTTAACACCTGAATTGCATAATAAGAAAATGCCCCACAAGGCTGACCACCGATATTGGCATCATAGCTATAACTCTTGTCATCTGTTCCGCTAATAAGAATGTGGTTCATGCCTTCTTCAGGATATGCAAAAGCTTTAACCGTAGGCATACCCATAAGTCTAACAGCTTCCATATCGTCAATAGGAGGCATATATCTGGCCTTAGAATAAAAGCTATCGTCATTCATTGCTGCTAAGAATGCCCTAGTAACAGTCCCAGAAAAGCATGAATCAGATATGAATGTCAATTTAACACCCTGAGGAAGTTGATTAAATATTTCTCTTATTTCGTCATCAATCATTAAATCTATTCCATTTGCCCCCCATAAACAAATAGCTTCATCTTTACCGTCTATTTCATCGTTATTAGTATCTGCTATTGAGGTTCCATGTCCAGAATAAGTAAATACCAAAACATCTCCACTTTTCGAAGAAGTAACAAAATCAAGCATTTCCTTTTTAACTATTGCTTTAGTTGTTGCGCTATCAAATGCAGTTGTAACCTGAAAGCCATATTGACTGCTTAGTAAATTAGCCCAATTCTTAGCATCATTAACGCAACCCCTAAGATCATTTTGAGTTCCGGGGTAATCGTTAATAGCAAAACAAAATGCTTTTTTCATTTTTACTCCTGCTTTTGTAGTTGTCGTAGTAGTAACTATGGGCGGATCTACTTCTACATCGGGTTTCTTTGTAGAAGTAGTCGTCGTTGTTTTGGGACGATAAAGCCCTAGCAAAAAGAGGAAGTGTTGAAGAATATTCATGATCTCTTCTTTTTAAATATTAGTTTGCCCATTCGATAGAAAGAATGCGAAGTCTACCTTTTACAACTTCTAAAACCTTTATAATGTCATCCCAAGTTGTTGCAAGTAAACTTTTATTTTCTGCTACTACTGCGGGTTGATTAGTTCTGCAATAAGGAATCGCAGCTTCAACTTGATAAGCTGTAATTTGTTCAGGCGTTCTTAAATCTAAATCAACAAGAGCCATCCTTCCAGTTGTGCATCCCGCAAGACTAATTACCGACACCATTGCTACTACCATAACTATCTTTTTCATTTTGTTTCTCCTTTTTATTTTTATGCTTTTCTACATTCAACAAGTATATACCTATAACTTCCGTAAGTGCATCTATCCCCTGCAAACGGAGGGTTCGTAATTTGAACATTTTTGCCTTGAGGATCTATAGTAGAAAATCCGATTGTATGATAAATATAACCATCGACCGTAAAATCCTCTGAAATCAATTGTTTGTTTACGACCTTAACCCTATCAATTGCAATAGATGATAGAAACCAATAGCCGCCACTATTCCCCTTCCACACAGCATATCTTGCGCAAATACCTTTTTGGGATTCCAATCCGCACTCCTCATAATCGCCATTATTTTTCATATACTCTTTAGTATATTTAGCGGGATTTGGATCGCATAGGACACCAACGGGCGAAACAGGTTCAACAGGTGAAACAGGAGTAGCGTTTCCCGTAACAGATATATACATCACCCGCAGAGTTTTATAGCATCTTGACTTAGGAATGGTTAATGGATTAGCTGTTTCTACCATATTAGCAGAAGTATTTACTAAGTACCCAACGCAATGATATTTCAAGCCCGTAATGCCAGAAACTACATCAACAGCTTTCACAACAATCCCACCATCGGATGCTGTGCTTAAAGTAACTCCTTTGCCACCAACACTACCTGCAAGAGGATACCAAGTACCTTTACAAGTGATCCCAGATCTTGATAAATTTTCAGAGTCATTAGCCGACAACCTAACGTCCATTCCGTTAAAATTAGGATTCCATACTTCATTTCCTTTATCTCTTAAATCTCCATCAACAGGAGTATATCCGGGAGTAGGAGGAGTGGGAGGAGTAGGAGGATTAACTCCCTGAATATTGGCTAGAAAATCTTTCCAGTTATGAATGGCGTCTGTCGCTCCATCAAATACCAAGCCTCCGCCAACAAGTGATCGTACTGCTTTTGCAATAGGCTTAACGTCTACTATGTTCCATGTTGCACCATCGGTATTAGGAAGCTGTCCTATTTTTACGCAGCTTGCCTTAATTTGGCTATGTTCGCTATACCGCCACAAACCGCCGGGGTTGTTTCCAGAAGTGAATATTCTAGCAACACCGAGAGATTTTAGAGCATCTCTTACTTTAGCAGCGAAGCCAGTATTTTCGCCTTCATTAATAATTTCAAATGCAACATTAACGCCATTTAATTCCCTTACTACCTCTGTAACATATGCATTAACAGTACCATAATTATTATAAATGTCAAATGGTTGTCCAAATGGCCCCCCATTTACCTTATTCAATGGACTCTTTGCCCATTTGTTAGATCGTTTTAGAGTACAATGGTCAAATAACACAAAGGCAACGCATACTCCCTTACTTGCACAATAATCTCTGATTTTCTTACAATAACTTACTTTTATACTATCTAATGCTAACCCCTTACCACTTGTAAATAATGCTCCATCTTCGTATAATAGCTGGAATTGTATCAAATTGCCCCCAGCATTAGCGAACTGATCAATCATTTTAAAAATATCTTTGGGGGCGTCGTTAGTGACGCCATCAGTACGCCAAGGCATTAAACCAACAAACATACCCATACCTATTAAATGATCCCATGAAACAACTATTGGACCGGGTTTGGTAGTTGTTGTTGTAGTAGTTATAGGTGTAGGAGGTGTAGGAGGTGTAGGAGGTTTAATAGTTGTGGTTGAAGTCGTAGTTGGAGTAATAGCTCCACAGATAAAAAATTTAGGAAAAATCTCTGTCAATTTCTTTAAATAAGGATTCGAGCAATCTACTTTTATATTCATTTTACATTACCTTTTTTATACATTCATACTTCCTATTTTTTTGCATATATTCCTTCAACTATCTTAAATGATCTTCCCATCTCCCCTAGCCATGGACCCTAGGTATCCCGAATGATGTCTTAGAGCATATTGTTCCTTAGTCAAGCCCTTTTCTTGGGCGGCGATTAACGCTAGGGCATCGGTGATAGCTAAAATAACTAAAATTGACGTTGTAGGTGCTAATCCTAAATGTCCTGCTTCTACATGTTGTCCCATGTCTATAACCAAATCTACTTTATTCCTAATTGGGCTATCAGGATGAGAAGTAATTCCAATAATTTTAGATATACCAAGATTCTTTGCTAGATCAATTATTTCATATACTTCTCTTGTCTTTCCACTAGTACTACAAACAAAGAGTATGTCATGTTTTTGCAACGTTCCCAAATCACCATGTTGTGCTTCTGTAGGGTGAAGAAAATATGAAGGAAATCCTAATGAACATAACGTAGAAGAAAATTTTTGAATTGCCAATCCAGCCTTCCCAATTCCCGTAGTTATAATCTTACCCTTGCAAGTCAGCATTATATCTATCACTTTGGAAAAATTTTCAGTTACTATAATACTGCCTATGGCATCCTTAAATTGGTTTAAGATTGCGTAGGCCTTCTCTGTTCTAGATTCATTTACTGGATTTGATAACTTCATACTATAATTATACAGAATCACTTATTCTTTTTTACATCTTTCTTCTTTTTTTTCATTAAACTTTCGAGGGTAACTTTCGGTGGTATTCTCTTCTCCTTTGGAACAGGTTCTATTTCAACCTTCTCAACCTTCATTTCATCCACTCCAGCCCGATCCATAAGATCTTTGATGAAGCTAAGAGTTTCTTGCTTATCAGACGACATGTCTTCTTCTAACATTTTTCTATGTTCTTTTTCCCAATCAAGAATATTATTAGGATCATCATCCTCAGTAACTTTTTGAATAAATGGTCCATTTTTATCAAGCACATGCCACTTAATAAAATCATAAGTACACTCACCATTTTTAATCATTGTTTTAAAATAATTAAAAGTTTTAGCTACTTTAAGTTCCAGCGCCAGTTGTTCTTCTGGGCTCTTAGGAAAAAGCATCAATCCTCCAGTAACCTCATATAAAGCTAATCTCTGGAGGGATTGATCAAGTCTTATTACTTCTTCGAATGAGTGATTTTTCATGTTTGTTTTATTCTCTTTTCCGTCCATAAATTCCTCTCACTTTTTAAAAAGATCTAGCCCAGTTCTCAGAGTTTGAATATCGTAATAATCAAAATATTCGATGAGTTTTTCTTTATTAAATTCACCTTGTTTGATTTCTGGCAAATTTGGTATTACATCCATCTTCTTCAGAGAATAAGCTAATTTGACTCTTTCCTCAAACATCAATATCATTAGGTCTGTCTTTGTAAGCTTCTTGATTTTTTTATCTTCAAGTGCTAAGGCTACACCAGTAAAAGGAGTATTCGTGGTAATTTCAGGATATTTTAGTTTATTAGATTTAGATACTGGCTGAGTGAGATCTCCCCTCATTTCTGCAAGACGATTAAACTCAGACTGCCCTTTGATATCTGGATATTGCGCCCTAAACGGATCTAATTGCTTATGTAAATATTCTAGGGCCTTTTCATAAGTACTATGCTCTTTAATAAGCTTTATGGCGGTTTTTTCTCCTACTCCATATACTCCAAAAATATTGTCTCCTGCATCTCCGGTTAATGCGCCAACATCGACCCATTGCTCTGGTGTGACTTCATATTCTTGCATAAAGTCATTTTTTGTAATCATTTTTTGCTTGCCACCGTTATATATAGAAACATTATCATCTAGCAATTGATAGTAATCTTCATCGCCAGTAACACAAATAATTTCATTATCCTTGCCTAAAAGTTTACAATAGCTATTTATAATATCATCTGTCTCCTGATCGGACATTCTAATCTGAGGTATCCCGGTCTGATCCAATCCCCTTTTTAAAAAGGGGGCCTGCTGATAAAAATTTTTAAGTTCTGGAGGTATTTCTTCGTCCTTGGGTCTATTTTCCTTATAACCAGATTTTATTATACCCTTCTCAACGCCTGCCTTCGCCTCTAAAACTCTTCTCTGACTTTTGCCATCCCAAGAAATAAGAAATTGATAATCTTTAAACATTTCCTTAAAATTCATCAGGCTCTGCATAACCCCATAATGAACCGTAGTCGATATACCTTCACTGTTCGTTAATTGTGTTTGATTAAAGGCAGCTCTACATGCAAGGTTATTTCCGTCGATAAACAAATATTTCATTGTTATTCTCCAATCCACATCTCTTCTATCTTATCTGTATTAATACCCTCAGAATTAAACTCTGTAAATGAGCCATCTTGATTTATACCATGAAAGGCCAATTTACCGCTTCCATCACCGTCTACAACCACTGGTATTTTTCTACAAGATCCAGTTCGCCCTAAATGCTGAATGGTTTTGCAGAGTTTTATGAAATCCTTTATTTCAGATTTTTGCCCGACGACTCTGATATCTATATATGTTTCCATTACACCCTCCTATTCCATTTATCTATGGCCGATTGAATCATTTGGTCATTATTTAATTCTCCAAAAGCTGAACCTATAATAGGACCCTGAGAGAGACAATCAACACACTGAACATAATGTCCTATTTGTTGACGGTCATTAATAACACATTTAAGTATTAGCATCTCGTTACCACAAAAAGGACATTTTATTAGCTCGTTCATTGTATCCTGTAATCTGTATTCCATTTATCTATCGCTATTTTTTCTGTCTCGCCTACACAACTATCCGCAATATATCCCTCAGACAAACATCCAGTACATTTTACATATGCAGTCCTACAGCCCTTTCTCTTTTTAAAATCAGAAATTAGTTTGGGTTTAGAACCGCAAAAGGGGCATTTTTTCAGCCTATTTTTCATTGTCTTTTCTTTCATTAGTTGTCCATGTTGTATTTTTATTATACAAATTATCCATTTTTTCTCTAAAAATAATATTGTACCATTGTTCCATAGAAGTCATTTCATCCGTATTCATAGTGCAAGTAGCGTTTTCATTACATGTTTGAAGATTCTGCGTTTGATTTTTCATTTTGTTTACTCCACATTCTTACCATCTCTATTACTCTGTTATCTAGTTCTGTTAAGCCCTTTTCTACTCGCAATTTTTCAATTCTTTTCATTGCGCCCTCTTCGCAATTAAAGTCATAGCTAATTGTCCGTTCGCTTTTTAGATACGGTATTCCTTTTGTTCTAATTCTTTTGTTGATGTATGTCCTCCATAATATCGGCGCATAAATGTCAGCATTGCAGGGATTTTTGATATTCAGCCATTTTATTCTCGCTACTTCTGGCATTTTTAGGGTAAACAGCGCAGGCCAGATAGGAGAGATAAGAAAGTATTTATTGCTAGGAGAAAAATATTCTATTGGAATTTTTAAATCCTCAATCAGTTTTTTCATAGAGCCACGAAATCTGGCATAACATAGCCCATTATGTTTCCACGCTTTAGCCCCTGCCATTAGACCAGCAACAAAAGAAAGCGTATCTTTAGAATGCTTAATATAAAATGCTGGAACCTGTACCCATTTTCCAGCCTTGCCTCCGCTAAGAGTTACCCTTCCACCAAACGGACTAGTTTGACATATTTCTCCTATGCCCTTATTCCAAAACCAATTCAGGGTAGGATATTTTCTTTTTGAAAAAGATAATGTTCCATGAGTCGCTAGACCGTTAATGAAATCCGAGTTCCATATTTCATCTGTCGTCTTTAATTTCTTATATATATACCACTTTACTGTAGCGGTATTAGTGTTCAGGGCTAATGAGGCAGAGGTTGGATAATTATCATTAAATGTCCAAAATTCTTTTATTTGATCATACGTATATTCTCTCATTTTAAGCCCAGAAACACCGTACTTAACCGCAATTTTAGCGGCAGTCAAATGCATCTGTTCGACTAATTTTTTGCGCCTAATCTTGATATGATCTATAAATTGAATATTTCCCTGCATATAGATATTATACAAAAAAATAAGAACTTAGACTAAATTTCTAGGTTAACGTCCCATTCTTTAGGTAATGCTTCAGGACTTTCGAGAAGAATGATTTCTTTTCCTTTAAATTGGGCTTTGCGAATTGTATCTTCAGCACCACCAGTTCTATCCGGGGAAACCAATGCTATCAGAACATGACAATCATCGGCTATGTTAGTGTTTCTTGTGAATCCAGCTATCTTGCCTAGCTTCCTCCATTGGGCGTAATAGATTTTTATTGGTACTTGATATTTCTTGGCAAGAATCTCTGCAAATTTATCTCCCCCAGCCCAACATCCACCACTTACAATTTCATCTCCATCTTTGTAAATTGCGAGAAAAGCTTTTTCGCACTGAGCAAAGTCTTCTGGGGAGTTTCTTCTTCTGGAGCCGATTATACCTATTATTTTCACTCTTCTTCTACGTCAACCAAAATTAACAATTTATTTTGAACAGCATTCATGACAATATTATCTACAACCATTTCTTTATCATCTGCCAGAATAACTGCCGAGCCTGTGTACGCAGCTACGCAGCAGTAGCATCATCAATTTCAAAATATATTACTTCTGTATTAGCATCAACGACGATTATTTTCATAAAATTTGAACCCTTCTATATTTACCTAACATATAAAAACATAATTGATCTACCCTTTTATGCCATTTTCCATTAGCCCAAAACGGACAAGAAAACATATTATGTGCCCAGCTATGTTTCAGCACATGATCTGGATAGACCCATCGGCCCTGATTATCCTGATATGATAACGGTCTAAACGTTCCCTTATACATTGATTTAGCAATCCGCATACAGCTATCCCATTCAGGGTCATTATTTCTTTGCGGTTTAGCATATTGTTTCGATAGCTTGCAAACTGGGCGAAATAAGGCAGGGCTACCTCCTGCCCTTATCCATATGGTTGTTGCAAGTAATCCCTTAGCATAATCACTTTGACCTAAGGCTTCTGTATATATAACTCCAGCAACGTATTCTTCCTGTGTTTTAATAGTAGCTGCAGTCAAAGGGGTTGATATGATTAAAAGCAATACCAAGCATATATTTAGTTTTATCATAATACCTCTCTTATGAATTAGGGATTTACTTCACTTGTTCACTTGTCTGATTTATGTCGGAAGTATTGTTACAAGAAGCAACGTTAGATTCTTCTATTATTTTTTGGGTGGTCTCAGACAAGGTGGGTTCGCCACTGATTATATTTATTGTGCCTTCGACTATTCCACTAGAGGCCGCTGTTTGATCTACCAAATTAGAAGTATGTTTGCATGCCTCAATAACAGATTCTTTTACCTGTTCTGGAGTTGGAATAGTACAAACCGTTTCAACTGAAGCTATCCCACCCTTTGTTATGACTTCGGCCTCAGATTCAGCCTGAACCTTCTTTAATGCTTCTGCATCAGCCTTAATTTCAGTCTCTAGTTTAGCTACTTTTTCTGCCTCTGCCTTAGCTAACTTTTCTGCCTTGGCCTTGGCCTTAGCTTCTGTCTCTGCTATAGCCTTAGCCTTCGTTTCCTCTGCTATCTTTTCTGCTTCGGCTTTAGCATCTGCCTCTAGTTTAGCCTTGGCATCAGCAGCCTCTTTAATTTTCTTTTCTACATCTGCTTTAGCCTTAGCAACTTTTTCCTCTTGCTCAACCTTCCTAGCCTTAATTTGAGCTTTAAGCTCTGCCCTGTAAGTCTTGCTATCAAACTCTGCATAGACTTTACAGTCAGGGTTATGCTTCTTATCCGTCTTACATTTTTTTTCATGACTTGGTTTGCGTTTTCTGCCACAAGCTGGACACCGCATATGCTTTTTCATAGTATTACTCCTTATCCAATTTTTCACCCTTATGTATCCACTTCATTACCCTAACTGCATCTTTGTCACCCATTTCCTTACCCTTATCGTCACTTAATTTTACTGTAGGTATCCCATTTATTTCTGCCAATTTTATAACCATATTGAGAGCAGGAGAGTTCTCAAAATCGTTAGTAAAGTGAGTGCCGATCCCAAACGAACAATTAATTTTACCTTCGCAATATTTTTTCAGTTCAACGCATTTATTTACATTAAGAGCATTACTAAAAACAATATATTTATATAGAGGGTTAATACCAAGTTTTTTATAATGAGCAACAGCCTTGTCTGTAAATTCATACTCATCTCCGCTATCATTTCTTATACCATCGTAAAGTTTAGCGAACCTCACATTAAAATTCTTAAGAAAAGCATCAAACCCGTAAGTATCGGTTAATGCAGTTCCAAGTTGAGCATTGAATACTTTACTCCAATTGTTCATAGCATAATAATCGGGATGTTGTAAGCTTTCTAACACCGCATTTCCCATTACCCACTCATGAGCAAAAGTTCCCATAGGCTTAACGTCATAATTATGCGCTAAATGAACGTTACTAGTACCTATAAAGCCCTTGTATGGTTTCATTGTTCTAACTACTATATCTTGGGTTTCGGCATTCCTTCTTCTACGAGTTCCAAAATCAGTATAATTACATCCGGCATTACTTAGGGTTTCGGCCTTAGTTTTTGCAAGTTTCTCCTGACCGTCCGTACTCCAATTGCGATCAATCATCTGAAAATATAATTGAGATATAACTGCCATTAATTTAACTTCCCATAAAACCTGTCTATACCATTTGGCGTAAATATCAATTATTAGGTTATTATCATCAGATAAAGAAACGCTAACTTCTTCTGGGTTATAGCGATAATTTAAGAGATAGTCATAGTACCAAGGCTTCATATACGGACAACGATCCTTTAGCCAAGCATGTTCGTCAAGCGTAAGTTTTAAATCTTTAAAACTGTATATCTGATCAATTAACGCTTCTTTAAAATCCTTGTTAAATCTTTGTTTGCCTCTATTTGTAAATTTAGACCTAGCCATAGCATTAGGAAACAAGTCAAGAATAGCATTTTGCATGAATAGTTTATAAAGATCGTCGTCTAACATTGACGTAATAATTTGTTCACTCATGATTTTTCCTTATTTTTAAGAATAATAGCAGATTTTTAGAAATAATCAAGTCTTTTTTAAGAATATTTTAATGTATGCCCAATGGTATCTTTTTGATCATCTGGCCTTCTCTAACAATTGCTATTCCCATCTCTCCACACAAAGGGACTTTGTTGTCATTAAAGTACCAAGCATTTTCATTTTTATCCAAAATTATGTTATATCTTTTGCATTCTTCACTACTGAGTTTTTTAGTCAAGCATTCTGCGATTAAATATTCATTATAAAGTAAGGGCTTCTTTCTTTCTATTTTTTTCTCAGTCAAAGGTGGAGCATGCTTTGGCCGAAATGTCCCACATGGAGTTATTTTCATATTGCCTTGTCTTTCTTTTGGGGATACAGACCTTTTGAGACTGCCAACATATGTTTCTCAATTTTCTTTTGCAGCTGTTGAGATGTTATATAACGAAGGCTATCCATATCTCTATCCTTAAGCACATAGAAGCATTTTTTTCTCTTGAGTTTAACAGGCGATAATATTAGATCTGCTTCGGCCATATCATGAAAGCTTGCACGATATGCCTCTTTATCTTTGTGCTTTAAAACTACAAGTATTTTCATTTTCTTTTGCCCTTCTTTCCTTTCTTCTCAAAATAATCATAATCCAAAACGGGTTTCTTAAGAGCGAGTCTCATTTTGTTCAAACACCACCTAATCCCTTTTATTTCCTCTGAGGTAATGTCAACAGGGTCTTTGGTACAAGATCTGGGTTTGTTTTTATCGTTATAAAATACTTCATGAATGGCATAATAGTCGCCATGTTTGTGTTTATGTTTGACTATTCTAAAATTCCAATGCATTATCTCTTCCTAGAATTATACTCTTCTGTAAATCTTTTGGCATCCCGCTCTTCTATTGAAATAAGCTTAGCAACTACTTTTATTTGTTTGGCAGATGTCAAATTTCTAAACCACATATCCGGTTCCGATTCCCTAGGACAACCTAACTCCGCCAGATTTTCGCAAAAAGAAAGTATAACTGACGCATAAATATTTTCAAGAGCAATTATTCTAGGATCTTGTTTTTCTGGTGCACAATGAGGGCACCTACCTCCGACCTTTTGATCCCCGCACCTGTCACAATAACCTGATGATTTGTTCTTTTTAGGTCGAGTCCTCTCATAATATTCGTCAAGTGTCTCTTCGTGTCTTTTATCTTTTTTCATTATCGCTCCTTGCTTTCACAGCTTCATTTTCAATCAAAATCCAGCTTCCTCTAGTTTCACTTTCTAGCTCTAATAATCCTGACATTTCATTATGATCTCTCGCCGCAATCTTTATTTTTTCGATAGCCTGTCCTAAAAGCCAAGTCTTATCGGCAGGATGCACGTTATTATCTATATCAATGATTATCTTCATAATATTCTTTTGGGTTTATCGCCACACCAATCTTGACTGGTCCATACGCCTATTTCTGGTTTAATGTCTTTCATAGGATCGCCCCAACAAGCAGACCAATAGTTTTTAAGTTCACTATCACTAGCAAATCTATGACCAGCCTGCTGAAGTAATCGAACTGCATGCGCCCTAGAATTTGCACAAACATAGGCGTGATCGCAATACTCTTTACCAGTAGGGTCTGGAGTATAATTACCATCCTTATCGTATCTCCTGCCACCCCATCCTTTTCCATTCCATATCTTAAGCTGTTTCATCTTTCTATAACCTCTTCGCTTGAGTTACAAAAACACGCATGGACACTCCCGTCTATATCCCTGTAAATGACCTTTCTTGCTAAAACAAGTCTTCCCCAGCTCCATGTTATCGCTACTCCCTTTTCTGCCGTACATGGGCAAAAAGAATACCAAATTTTACTTTTAGTTTTTGTAATCATGCAAGCATTATACACTATTGATTCTTCTTTGCAAGCTTTATTTTAATAGAAGTTTCTTTCCAATTGGGAGGCACCATCATGTAATCAGCCAAATATACATCTGATTTGCTATGTTTTTTAGACCTAAGTGGAATATTAACTAATACCTTAATGATGCGCAAATCTCTTTTCTTTGTAAAACGACCCACATATTCTTTCATTTTTCCAAGGTCTAAAAGAACGTTGAAACCGGACAGATATTCCTTTTGGCTAGACCCATCTGTAACCATTTTATGTTCTGCCTTAACCCAAGTTTTAATAGGTATCTTTCGTGAACGTTTTCCGTTATATGGTATTGCATGGAAAAGAGTATATACTTCATCTCCCCTGCATTCGACTATTCGATAGGCGTGTAGCATCATCAAGGGTTGTTCGCTCATTATATTATAACCTTTTTTAGTTCCTCATTTTTAAACCAACCACAAACTGTCCCTAAATAAGGCATGTTAAAATTGGAAACATGATACCCTTTTTCTGGATCGATTGCTCTTATAATACCATGCTTATTGAATTTATCGTTCTTATAGGGAAGAATAATAACTGCATCAAATAATTTAAAGATTGTCCTTTTCTTCATGGCTTATTCCCTTTGTTTATTTCAACTTCCAAATTCCTTATTACCTTTTTACGCAATTCTTCTGCCCATTCTTCCATATCAAAACTATAATCGCTCATCTATCCTCCCTATCGTATGTTACATCATCCCAACTATCATGTTGTATTCTATTTATTATACTATTTTTCGAAGCGATAATGTCATTCAGTTTTATAATATGAGCCTTAAGTTTTTCATTCTCTTCCTTAAGTTTTTCTATGGCATCGCTCCAACTGTCTTCACTTTCACTCATTTTTTCTTTCTTAGATATTTATGTACTGCATCCAAATCATAAGGTGAAGGAGGGGCAGAACAAAATTTTAAATCTGATGGTCGTTCGGCTATAACTCTTTTTACTGCGTCTCTTAGCTGCTTATTAGTAAATTGTCTTGGGCCACCAACAATTTGAATGTCTTCTCCTTTTTTAACAAGGGCGCTGAATTTTATAACTCTATTAATTTCATTAAGAACCTTTTCCTCAAGAGCTTGCAATTTCAACGCTAGTGAATAAAATTTATAATTTCTGCCCATCTCATCAAGGCTATTTATAACATCCCAAAACTTTTCAGATTGCTTTCCAGAATAAAAAGGGATCAGCTTCTTTTTCATGATATGAACTCCAATGCCTTTAGAACAGCTTCTCTAAGCGATGGAGCCATGAATTCATTTGACCCCTTATCTGAAAGTATAGAGCAAGACCACTTATCGCCGGGATCAGATGAAACAGATGAAAATTGATTGGAAACAGCAATTGAAATTCCATGATATTCTAATAGCCCTCCGATTATTTCCAAATCAATTTGTCGAGCAGATGTAGCTTTTTCTAAAATGTGTTTTATAGGCATCATGCGAGTACTATTTGTTTAGAATTTTTAGATTTCATACAATAATTATAGCAAATAAGATATTAAAATCAAGAATTATTTTTAGAGGCTAAACCAGCCTTTCTTCTTTTCGGGGGGCTTATTATCGGGAAGCAATCGTCTCCACTGTGTACTTTTAGAGTCCGGTATTTTATCTCCAATCATGAAATTAGGCACTTCTTTCCATGCTCCTGCAGCAGTCGAATATTCATCTCCCTGTCGCAATTTATCTCCTGCTTTGAGATTTTCATATAGCATTTTATGACCGCATTCCCTATTTCAGCATGTCAAGGAATTCCTTTTCTGTTATTATCTTTATTCCTAATTTTCCAGCTTTTTCCTTCTTAGACCCACTATCTTCACCACAGATAAGATAATCCAGCTTCGAACCAACCGACCCAGAAATCTTGCCACCGTTGGACTCAATCATCTTCTGAATATCATTCCTAGGTTGACTAAGTGTGCCTGTAATACAAAAGCTTTTACCATTAAGGCTATTGCTATCAAGCTTAAGTTGGGCTATTTTTACATATTTAAGAAGCTCTTCAATTTCTTTCCTTTGTTCATTCCAACCCTCAAGGAAAGACATGGTTTTTGTATTAGCAAACCCCGGAATTTTCAAAATATCTTTAGGAGTAAGATTATCAACGTCTTTAACGGTAGGAGCAATCGCCGTAATATCTTTAGCCATTGTTCCAATTTTACCAATTCCAAGTGCCTCAATAAATTTTGCAAGGGTTATTTCTCTAACTGAATCAATAGATTCATATATCTTCTCTGAAGCCCTATCTCCAAACATATCTGCTAGTTTTTGTTTTAAACCAGACAATTTATACATATCAGAAATTGACTTGACCATATTTGATGAAGTGAGCTCTGAAATAATTCCGGGACCAATACCTTTAACGTCCAACTTTTTAAACCAGTTTTCTATAGTTCCGTCAATCTGTGCAGAGCAAAATTCGTTATCACAGATTCTGCTAATTTTAGTTTCATCCCATTCCATCTGCTTACCACAACAAGGACATTTATCAGGATACTTAATTAATGCGCCCGTACCGTCCTTAACCATTGAGATAACCTTAGGAATTATATCTCCAGCCTTTGCAACTATGACTTCGGCACCCAAACGAGTAATACCTAGTCTCTCAATTTCCCTGTAGTTATGAAGACTAACCCTCTTAACAGTCGTCCCTGCCAGTTGAATTGCTTTTAGTAAACCAACGGGCGTAGCGACCCCTGTCCTTCCCATACTGTCTTCAATACCTTCCAATATGGTTTTACCTTTTTCCGTTTCAAACTTAACTGCCCTATGTGCCTTAGGCCTCTTACCGCCATCTGATGTTCCCATTGATTCAGCCCATTCGACATCATTAAGCTTAAAAACAATTCCATCAACATCAAAAGGAAGTTTCCCCCTGTCAAACATACCCATATATTTTTTAATAGCCCTAACAACGTCTTCGGTACTTCGACCCTTGCAATTAATTTTCTTAGTATATTCTTTCAACGTCTCAAACTTATTGTCAACAAGATACTTTTGTTTATCTTCTTCTGTCTTAAAGTCTATGCCTCTGACTTCATAAGCGATAAAATTAAGGCCTCTCTCTTTTGTAACAAGGGGATCTTTTTGATTAATGGCACCAGCTGTAAAATTTCTAGGGTTCTTAGGTTTCTTGCCGTTGATAAGTCTGTTTGCCCAATTCTTATAAAAATCTTGCCTATTCTTGTAAACCTCACCTTTAACTTCTACGTAGCCCTTGGAATCTACCCTATGTTTAACACCGTCAATATGCATGGCATTAGGGGTAAAATCAAAACCAGATTCTCCGTCGCCTCTTGTTACTGCCTGTATCAATTTCCCATCTTGATACTTCAAACAAAAAGAACTTCCATCTACCTTAAGTTCCAAAACTGCGATCACTTTATCAATCTCTTTACTAAATGTCCTGTCAAACCAAATCCCAAAATCATCTGGGTTAGGATCTTTATTGAGCGATCCCATAATATACTGATGTTTTACCTTGGTTCCGTAAATATGTTCTTCGTCTATTCCACCAACCTGAGCGAAAAAGGGGTTATCTGGGTCGAGCTTTTTAACCTCCGCATATTCTTCGTCATATTGATCGTCTGTAAGAGGAGAATCACCTGAGGTTTCATATAATTTAGCACATTTTCTAAGTAACGCAATTCTTTCATCAATTGACTTCATATCTTCCCCTTTCTTTATTATGCAACCACTCTATCATAACCGAATGATGAAGTCAAGCGCTATTTTAAAGATTTTTCAACAGAATATTTGATGAAATTCTCTATATCTTCTTCGGTCAGGTCTTTCAAAGGAACAGACATTTTCTTGGCTATGGCTGCTTTGGTTTTCTCATTTGGACAGAATTTCCATCCTAATCCATTCTCATTTGTAGTCGTTTCAATTTCTGGATTCCATTCTTGGGACTCCATTAACGTAAATGGAGTCTGCGAAAATGAACAATGGCAGAACCCCTCCTCCAGTATATCTTTTCTAGCTATTTCGTCCTTAGCCTGTTTCATTGCCTTAACTTTATTTCTAGCCTCATTTAATATCCCAACCGTGATAACACTTTGAAAATATGAGACATAACGTTTGTTTTTATTCATTTGTAACCCTTTCTTAGTGACCCTATTACATCTAAGCTTAACATGGATATATGATAGGCTATTCCATTCTAAAAACAAGTTATTTTTTTAGAACAATCTCGATTACATTAATGGCTGGATAAATAAACGACTGTGGAAACGAGAAGTAAATATCTGCCTTCTGTCCTGATATCTCTGTTCCCAAATCATCTGAAAACATCTTAAACTTGACATCTGTTCTGACACCATTTTTAGATACATAAAAAGATAATATTTTCCAATCGTCTCTTTCAAAAAGACTAGGCTCAACAATTGTAGCGTCAGAAAGAAGAAACACTGGCTCCGGGTTATGCTGATTGCAATAGGGATAAAGACTGTTTTTTAGCTTTTCTGCATTTACAAGCGTAACGGATTGAGGTTTTAATTCTACATCATAATATTTAATTTCCTCAGGTCTTCCATGAATTTTATAGTAGCTTTCACACGCCTTATTCAGTGCGTCGTTTACGTTATTCAGTGCATGGGGCTTAATAGTAACACCAGCAGCCAATGCATGGCCACCATAATTTTCAAATACATGTTTACAGCTATCGAGAATTTCTTTTAGGTTGACGTTTTCCAATGACCTTCCGCTTCCTTTAATGACCTCTCCATTTTTTCCCATTACGATTGCTGGTCTGCAAAATTTTTCTACTAGCCTCGAAGCAACCAGCCCAACTAACCCTATAGGCCATTCTGGGTTATATATTGCTATAGCATTAGGAAATTTATCTATATTGGCTTCTACTTCTAGCATTGCCTCTTTCTCATATTTTCGCTGTTTCTTTTTCCTCTCGCTATTATGCTCATTTAAATTCTGAGCCATTAGATCAGATATTTCTGGACTTTGTTCTATCAACAGCTTATAGGCCATATCTGGTTTAGAGAGACGACCAACAGCATTTATTCTTGGAGCTATCTTAAATAGAACATCTTCCTGACTTAATGAAGAGTCTCTTATACCCGAATTTCTAATCAAAGCATTAAGCCCCGATGCGACCACATTATTGAGGCATCCATTCTCTAATCCGTTTTTTACAATAATTCTATTATCTCCAATAATGGGGCTTACATCTGCCAATATTCCAATAGCAGCATAACTCAGAAATTCAATTGGATTCACTTTTTTTGTTAGCCATCTAATACCACGAATAAAATGAAAGACTTCTCCACAGGCACATGTATCTTGAAAATCGCACAAATGCCAGTTGATAAGAACATCTGCAGATTTAGAAATCTTTTCTTTATCTACAATGTGGTGATCTATTATAATAACTTTCTTGATCCCCCACTCTTTCAATTCTTTAATCTCTGATTCGTTATTAGATCCGCAATCCGTTATTATAAGCAAGTCGGGAGGTTCTGTAAACATTTTTTTAAAAGATATTAGTGCCTTATGATTTAAACCATAACCATGTTCTATACGAGAAGGAAGAAACGCTTTACATTCTAGTTGAAAAATATTACAGAGCTGTTTTATCATGGTGGCAGAGACTATCCCATCTGCGTCAAAATCCCCCATAATAGCGACCTTCTCTTTTTTAAGGGCCGATTGACAAAACATAAGAGCAGCTGCTTCTACACCCTTAAGATTATATGGATGGGATAAATCGTTATAATTAGAATGTATGAACTTTGATGCGTTCTCTAGTTTAATATTCCTTTGGGAAAGCAAACGTGCCAAAATCGGTGAATGCCCTTGTTTCAACAATTCTGCTTCTTTGGCTTTGTCATTTAATCTTCTTTTCCACTTCATACCCCATATTATACAAAAAAGTATATTATCTATAACAACTTTATAAAGAAAAAGATGTAGGTTTTTCAAGCATTTTTGTTGAAATATTATGAATATGAAATACCCAGTAAAGAAAAAGATCAGAAAAGAAATGAACAGATCTGGCGTTCAAATATGCCCCATTTGCTTAGAAAATCAGATATTAGTTGAACATCATATAAACGGAAGAGATATTCCAAATGCAAACCACCCTTCTAATGTAGCCTATATCTGTTGCAATTGTCATAACAAAATTCATCATGGCATTATCATTATTGAAGGATGGTTTACGACCACAAAAGGTAAAGAATTGTTATGGCATTATGTTGAAGAATCATCTTTCAGTGGACAAAATGCTCAACCCCATATAATAGGATAAAGCTATGGCTATCATTCCAGTAGTAAATGCATGTGCTACATCACGAGCCAGTGGCCTGTCTTTAGACTTAAGCGAACTTTACCAATTTGCACCTTTTAATAGTTTTGACCCCTCGAAAGATTTATTTGGTCCACAAGAAAACAATCAGTGGAAATCAAAATTTACACCAGTACTTCCAGAGCATCCCATCAGACTTAACGCAGATCTGGGTGCTGAATATGACATAGCTTATATACGCTATGTCAACTCTCATGATAGGGGAGGAGAAACAATCTGGGGTATTAATCATTTAAGAGTATATGGCGCAAAAGATACCTCAGAAGGATTAACGGCATATAACGAGGTTAGGGCATCTTTCTACGCTGGTTTAACCTTGCTCACAAATGGAACTGTAACTTTAGATAAACACGTTGACCTTAAAGATAACGCCAATGCTGATTTGTTAAACACCTTTATTACTCTGTCATTGCCGAATCATGGATTATATAGATACTATATTTTTGAGATAGATGATGCATTCTATAGTCCTCCAATGTGGATGGGCATAAGACGAATCGAACTGATAAATGAATCGTCATCATCTTCCTCGTCAAGCATTAGCTCTTCATCAAATAGCTCTTCGGAAAGCTCAAGTTCTTCAGAAAGTAGTTCTAGCTCAAAAAGCGATTCTAGCAAAAGTTCAAGTTCATCGGAAAGCTCAAGCAGCTCAAGCAATAGCTCCTCTGAATCTAGTTCTTCATCTGTATCCTCAAGCTCTAGTAGCTTCTCAAGCTCAAGTTCTTCCGAAAGCTCAAGTTCTTCTGAAAGCTCAAGCTCAGAAAGCGATAACCCAAGTTCAAGTTCTTCTGAAAGTTCAAGTTCTTCTAGCTCTTCTGAAAGTTCAAGTTCTTCTAGCACATTTATTAGAAGCTCTTCATCTTCCAGTTCTTCGTCTTCCAGTTCTTCAAGTACATTTATTAGAAGCTCTTCGTCTTCAAGTGGTTCTCCCGGCTTTACATTTACTATTGCTACAACATCAAGTCCTCAAACATTTACCTTACCGCTAATAAATACTGGTAGTTTTAACTGTACTGTAGACTGGGGTGATAATTCTACTTCTACAATTACGGCATGGGATGATGCCGCTAAAGTGCATTCATATGCTAATGCTGGAACATATACAGTAATAATAAATGGTGCTTGCGGTGGATTTGCATTTAATAATGGTGGAGATAAAACATTAATAAATACCGTTATTTCTTGGGGAAGAAATTGTAACTTTAATACGTTAAATTTTTATGGATGTAGTAATTTGACTACTTTACCTAGTGGGGATGAAGAACAAGGTAGACTAAGTACTGTAACAACATTCTTAAATTGTTTTTATAATTGTTTAAAATTAACCTCAATACCATCGGGCTTATTTAATGATAATACTACCGCAACTAATTTTGCTAATTGTTTTGTGAATTGCTGGCCACTAACCTCAATACCGTCAGACTTATTTAATGATAATACTACTGCAACTAATTTCTCCTATTGTTTTTATTATTGTACTTCTTTAAAAGCAATACCTTCCGGTTTATTTGATAATAATATTAGCGTAACTAATTTTACTGGTTGTTTTGCTGAAATTGGCAATCCGCTGGTTTCTTTAGCTCCTGAATTATGGACAAGAACTGGACCTACCCCAACTGGAACAGATTGTTTTGCAAATGACACTAAATTGGCAAATTATGACTCTATACCAGAAAGTTGGGGTGGACCTTTGGTTAGCAGCTCAAGTTCTTCTAATAGTTCCTCAAGTAGTTCTGAAAGCTCAAGTAGCTCTAATAGTTCTAATAGTTCAAGTTCTTCAAGTAGTAGTTCGCATCCTATATAAATAAGGAGGTATATTATGTGGTTTAGTAAATACAAAAAAACAGATTTTAGCGGGGGCGATTTGCATAAAGATCCAGAACCACTAATGGAAAGTAGGGCTTTCTATGCATCTCCTCAATTTGTAGCTCCTAGAAGAATGGACTCAAGGGATATGTGCTTACGATCCTCTAATCAAGGACAAACACCTCACTGCGCTGGCTATTCAACAGCCGGATTTATTGAAGTTTTTAATTGGCGCACAAAACATTACCCTGAACAATGCGATGGCGATCTAATATACACAGAAGCAAAAAAATTAGATGGTATGCCCCAAGTTAACGGAACAATATTAAGATGCGCAGGACAGGGCGCTATAAATGCGGGTTTGATTAAGGGTGTAGTAAAACAGGTGCCTAAAACAGAAATGGATATACAATTTGCAATACATACTTACGGTGTGTGCGTAGCTGGGTTTATGATCACCGACGAGTGGAATTTAGTGGAGAAAACTACGGGAAAAATTAGTAACTTTGGAGATAAAGCAAGGATAATTGGCGGACATGCTTTGCTTTTAGCAGGATATTCTGACGAAGGAATCTACATACAAAACTCTTGGGGAGAGGAATGGGGTATTTATGGTTTCGGCATACTCTCATGGGAACAGTTTAATAAGCAAATAATGGATGCAATGGTCATAGTCCCCGAAGTATGGACACCGGAAAATTCAGTTAGAGCTGCGTAATTTAAGTTTGCCCCATCTTCTTAAATTGTGGTCATCTCTAATGCCATTTTTGATTAAACATCTACTAACTGATGTTTGTCCACAACTTAATTTCTTAGCAATATCAATCTGTTTAAAACCTTTTTTATGCAGAGCCAAAATATCCCGACGCATTTTAGCCCATTTCTCTTTATTTTCTTGAACTCTATTTGGTTCAAGTTTACGCAACCTAAATACAACAGATGCACTATTATATCCAAGTTTTTTAGCTATTTGAACGGAATTAAGTTTTTTCTTTCTTAATTTGATAATCTTCTTTATATCTAATTTTTGAACACCATTATAGTTAGCAACCTTAAAATCAATTTTATCCTTCAGCTTCTTAAATTTCTCCACGTCTATTTGTTCCGTAATGTGACAATTTTTACACAAAACGTCACATTTCTTAATTTCATCAAGAAGCTTTTGAGGTATTTTCAGAAAAACCCTTTTAGAATGATAAGATCTATATATATTTAATTGTTTATCCTTTCTATCTCTATGATGAAACTCTAAACTAACAGCACTTTTGCCCTTATACCCACATCTACTACAACTATCCTGACCCTTTATTTTTAGCAACATTTCTTTATTGGGATTGCTTATAGGATAATGCTCTTCCATATGACAGTTTGCACATAAAAGAATACATTTTTTAACTTCTTTCAGTGCTACATCCCAGTGTTTATTAATCATTGAGTTAATTATGTCTTCTTTATCTTTCGTATGATGAAATGCCAAGACAAAGACATTATCATTTCCACACTTTTCGCATTTGCCTCCAAGCAAGTTTGTAGCCTTTATCTTCTTCGCCCATCTTCTAATAAAACTATCTTTTCTATCTTGGGCGTTAGACCTTTTCTTCACTTTACTACCTCCCCTAAAATACCCCTTAAAAGGTCTTCTATGTGTTCGGGTAGGGTTTGGTCTAGCTCTTCCTTTATAATCAATTGTGCGTCAAGGTGATGCATTCTTAAGTTTTCTATCATGGCTTTAGCTTCCTGCGTTATATTGACTTCTACTAACATGGCGGTTCACTCCCTAGAAAAAGCAGACCCCTTAGCATTATTACTATCTGATGAACCGCCAAGCCCGACAGGTAGTTACTAAAGGGTCTACTTATTATTCTATTTTAATTTACTAATACTAACAGACTTTGGCGATTCATCTGTATATATTATACAAGAAAAATCACCTAAAATCCTTTAATTATTTTAATTAAATCTGTTACCATTATCGAGATTTTAGTCTGTTGTTCTGATGCTGGTAATTCCTCTACTGCATAGGCAAGTTGAGTTAATCGCTCCAGCAACATATCCCTGTAAGTCCTTGCCATATCAGCTAAGGCATTCTCTGTAGTTATTGACCCATCAGGATTGATGCAAATCTTTTTATTTGGGGCACCCAGTATATCTTCAAGTTCCGCAATGGTTACTTGATTTCTAGCTGACTTCTCCACCTTTGGCTGTTGGGGTTGCCTTAAAACCCATTCTGAAAAATCCTCACAAGGTAAATCAAAATCGCAATCATCTTCTGTTTCTCCATCTTTAATTCTTGCGCAACTCTCGCAACTTCTCTCTTTTGGCTGTCGGGGTTGCCAGTATTGGCATGGTGAATGTATGTGGTCAGTTGCAGGAATACAACCATTATGATTCTTTCCGCAACTCTCGCAACTTCTCTCCGCCTTTGGCATTGCAGGGGTGAACTTGGTGCAGCAACAAAATCCAGTAGGTTCTCGACATTCTTGTTTACGAAAGTGATTGCCTTCTGTATGTCCACACTCGCACACTTCACTTTCTGCGGAGGGGGCGAGTACCCACAACAACGCCTGTTTTCTAACCTCAAGGAAAAGTCTTACTGCATCTGGATTCTTATGTGAATCGCCAAACAGTTCTTCAATCTCTTTTAACTCTGCCATTATCTCATTCTCTGCCTTCATTTTGTTCTCCTACATTTAGCCGTCTTCCTATCACTCATTTTTCAAACACCCATTCCTTCATAATTGTTTTTCCAGTATATTCAAAAACTTTCTTTTTATCATTGAGTTTATATTCTGCGGCCTCATAAGCCTTCCCAGTTTCAATAATTCGGTTTAAGGATAAATAAATCATATTTCTTTTAGGTTTCCCGTCCTTGGATAATGCTAAAAGATATTCAGACCCGTCGTGTGGCCCATTAACAAATTTAAAAGCACCTGCCTTCCCTTCAGCCATTAAAGAATACATTGTGTCAACGGCTTCTTTTTTTTCGGCAGCAGACAAAGATTTATGAAATTTCTCAATATCGGCATCATTTTTGTCAAAGTTCATTTTTACCCTCCCCAAAAAAAGGTCAATCGGCTATGGCTATAATTAACACAAAAATATCGTAGTCCATTTTATTCCTCTCTGTTCCTCTTTTTTAACTCTTTTTGCTGCTCTTTTGCTTTATCTGCGAATTCTTGGCTTACTTCATCGATGTATTCAGATTGATTCTCTAAGATCCATAATTCTTCTTGGCAATTTGAGCAAACGCCATTACTTGTTCTACCACCGCAATCTGGACAATAATTACTCATTTTGGTGTATTAGCAGGCACAAAATTAGTAAACGAGTTATTGTTCATTAGGGGCGGTCTTTCGTCTCCTACTATCGGATCAGGAGTAAAACAACCACCTAAAAATATACTACCACTCACGCATATCACGATCAGAGCTCTTTTTACCATCTGCATAATCAAATTCCCTCCTATCCACTCTTAACAACTCATAACATTGTTGACATAGCCATTCGTGTCCTTCGTCGTTCCATCTTAAATTACCTTCTGTAAAACAAGCATCGCAAACTTCAGGTCTAGGTGGCTTTGTAAATTTATTCTTTTTCATTTTCCCTCGTCATAGTCCTCATAATCTTCATCTAGCATTGCCTCAAATGCCTCTTGTTCCTCATATTCCCTTATTGCATCTTGCTCTTCTATATCAACTTGGCACAAATCGCAAATCCATTCGCCACAATCCTTATTCCAATGTAATCCATCTTCTTCTCCGCAGCATTCGCATATCTTAGGTTTTGGGGATCGTGTCATTGATTAAAACCCTATCTCTTTCTGGGTTTCATCTTCTTCGTTTTTTTAGTCTTTGTTTTTGTTTTAACATAGCTTTCGAGAGCCGTATTAACTGCCCAATTAAGCAACGCTTTTTCATCATTAAGTATGTTTTTTTTAGCATAACGCAGCATAATCTGTTTTTCATCCTCAGGGATTTCTACTTCAAACTCTACATATTTAACCGATCTTTCTTCTAGGAATTGCATGTTTTTTTCTCCTTATTTTGTATTTTTGAAAGCATTGTAATCTTTCATTATAATATCCTCTAGCTTTTCCATTACTTTGAAGGCATTTTTATAATTCATTTCTCTAATCCACACATTAACGTCTTTATCCGATGGGCATCCAAGTTCTGCTGCGCTATCATAGAAAGATATTATAACCGCCAACATTAAATCTTCTACATTTACTTTATTTTTATGTTTCATGGTTTTAATAATTTCCTTGTCTGTCGTTACATCCACCATTTTTTCCTTTATGACAGGTTTCTGGGCATGGTCTATCGCAACGAAATTGCGGATATTTTTTTCTATCACGCATACGTCTTATCGTGGGCTTAAAATATTTAAGTTTGCCATCGAAACCTAAGCCTGCAAAAATCTGATTACCATCCTTGTCTTTCATTTATACTCCATTAATAATGTCCAAATACCCCTTCTGAATAATAATCTCTTTTATCATCGGCAATCATTCTCTGTCTTATATCTTCTCTTAACGATTCTATCCACTTTTTTTGCCCAACAATAATCGCTTCCATCTCTGTAATTTCACCCGCAAGTTCTAATGGGTCGGCATCCTGAATATACCATCTTTTTTCTTCTATACTTTTACATTCTTTAAGGGTTTTCATTATTTTAGTACCATCTTTCTTCTTCTGCCACAAATTCTGACAATTCCCTATACAGCTCTTCAATTTTTCCTACATTAACTGAATGAGGAATGCTAGAAGTATTATACAATTTTTCTAGGTCTGCCATTCTTCTTTCTACCTCTGTCATTAGCTCTTCATATTTAAATTCGCCAGCCCTAATTTTCATTAGGTAATCTTTTTGTTCTCCTTCAAAACGAACAATAGGATATCCGTGAGTAAGAATATGCTCACCAGAAATTAAAAGTCTCATGCAATGCATCATATTTTTTTGATCATAATTAAGCTTACCTTTTTCCTGATCAACCCACCTAGCTTCATTCCTATTTTTCATCCAGTCCCAATATGAGTGCCATTCCTTACATGCCTTTTCATAATCTTGTTTATTATAGATTAATAGACCAGCAAATTTTGCAATTTCATCATCTATGGGGATTGACTCACAAACCAACATATCATCTCCCCTAAAAATTCCCTTTGCTTCAGCGCCATAATAATATAACCGATATACATTGGATGTATGTTCAAGAGCAGAACAATGATATTTGCTCATGCTTGGAACGTCTTTAATATTTGAATAAACAGGCCATGGGACAGGTCTGCAAGGAAAGGTTTTATACTCTTCCATTGAAACCCTGTCAAATGAAAAATCTGGCACAATCCAGCAAAATTCTTCTTTTACAGGTCTATTTACAGGTTGAGGGTTATGAACCTTCTTATTCTGCCCTTTTGCCTTCTCAATTTGAGCATAAGCATAGCCAGAATGCGTATGGAAGCACTTCTTTGATATGAATAAATCTCTATTTTCAATAAGCTTGGTCATGACAGGGGATTGGAACCTTACGCAATCCTGAGGCATCCAGAGCAATTCTATCATGTTCGGGTTGGCTGTTTGAAGCAGCTCAAATGCTCTTTTTAGTGAATAATAGGTAATATCATTCTTTTCGTCGCTAATCTGTCCCGCTGGATCAGAAAGGCCTAAATAATCATGAGGAGGGTTAACATAAAACCCCCTAAGATCAGTATCTGATTTAGGCGTATTAGTCCCATACGCATGAGACCCGCTAACGGTCTCAAAAACGATTCTACCCGATTCTTTAAGTTCTTTAATATTCATTAATGTTTGTTCTACCTTTTCTAGCATAACCTTTACAAACGTTCCTATCCTCATTACATCTATCGCAAGGATGTTCCCTTTTATCCATTGCGATTGCCAGCACCAATATTGGATCAAGAGTGCACCCTGAAGGAACGCCTAATGTTGGTTCCGATGCCTGCTTTTCTTCTTTTGGCATCTCTTTTTCTATACCATGTTTCTTAAGCAATTCATTGTACTGAGAGTTGCTATGATCATACCATGAATCAGGCAACTCATATCCTTCCCCTGAACGAAAAATAGTCATTTTACAAGATCTTCCATGAAGATAGTCAAGACTTACTGCAATTCTCTTGTCCTTTGAAAACCTACCAATAATCTCTTTCACTTCTTGTTCTGGAATATCGCCATCTTTAAAATGAAAAAAACCCATTCCTTGAGGTGAACTAAGGGAATACACATCCTGAACAAATTTTACCAACTCTAATTTATCTACTTTTATCATTGTATGTTCTCCAATTCTATATCATTAATTGCATTCTGATTATCTGGTGACACCTTAAATAATTTTAGTTCTTCCCTAACTATCATCAAAAGTTCACCCAAAACATTCTTCCCTTTCCCGTTACATTTATCACAGCTACAAACTCCAAAGTGATTGTCATGCCACATATTACCTTCAACCAAAATCTTATTTCCAGTGGCTAACAGTTTTTTAGCCAAATCACTACCACCCTTAAATTTGATTCGAAGCAGATCAAGCATTATAGAATCCTTTACCTGTTCCCAATCAGGTCTTAATGTTACTCTCCTACCCGCTCTTTTTGCAACTCCCGGAGATTCATCTGATCTTATCATTTCTCTTTCATCATCATTAGAAGTTTTAGCAGCCTGATATGCATGTTCAGAAGTCGCATACGTTTTACCCTCAAAATCAATTGGGCAACGATAGAAATTACTTAAAAACCTATGCTCTGTACCATCAAACCTTGTAATATAATCACTCATCTTATTCTCCTATTCGCACTTATGTTCCAATATATACAATGCCATTTTATACTTCTCTTTTAACGACCCCTCTTGCAAACTTCTCAAATTATCCTCTATATCGGCTATTTTAATTTTGGTAGCATCAACGCTATTTTTAATTCTTAGAATAAAATTAAGATAGCTTTCATCTTTTGTCTTAGAAAGAGCAATCACTAAATCTACAGTACGAGGATCAACCCCTTCTTTTAACAAATCTTCTGCTGTTATTGCAGTGTCTTCTATTATATCATGGAGATACCCAGCAGCAATTATATAGTCATCACAATGTCCATAATATAACTTTTTGGCTACTCTTTCTGGATGAACGAAATAGGGTTTTCCTTTATCATCGCCCATCTTTCTAGTTTGCCCCATATGCCCCCTGATTGCGATCCCTCTTGCGATATCTACTGGTAACAAATCTTTTGGCATTATTTCTTCCTCAACTGTTTATTCTTTCTAATAGGATTAGCATTAGCTCCACATTTAGGGCATTTCTTAGTTGGCATTCCGTCGCCAGCATCCATCGGACCCATAGGTTGACCTGAATCATCGGGCCACAATCCATATCCATAACATATTTTACATTTTCTTTTCTTATTTTTTATATATTTTTCTCACACCAATCATATATTACACTTGCATTCAGTGTAAATGTTTCATCAAGCCCAGCAACAACATCAAATTTAAAATCTTGATAATGAGCCTGCGCCTGATCTTTATCTAAACAAACTTCGAGCAAAAGCGCTAAAGCTAATTGGCTTGGGCCTGAACCACTATAGCCCCAACTAAACCCATCTGGCGAATGGTTCCTATATGCTTGAGAGAGACGAGGATCTAGCAATTTACCGTCGATGTAAACATTGTGATTACTGCCAGTTATAATGCTATCTTTCCTCATAATTCTTTCCCTTTCAAATTATCGGAAATAGTATAGCATAAAAGAGGAAAACGTCAAGAAAAATTTACATCCAATATTTGTTCTTAGAAAAATGCAGCCTTTCTATCAACATTTGCAGTCTAAGTTTAGGTGCAGAAAACTCTATGTGACCGGGCATTTGCTTATAAGTTATTCCATATTGCTTACATATTTGTTCAACTGTTCCGAATCTTATTCCAACAAACCCTAAACGACGATCATGCAACACTTGATTAAGATTAACCTTGGCACAAACAGAAATGTTTTGTTCAACTTCTTTCATAATATTTCTTTCTCTAAAAAAAGGATATAACCCTTCCTCAATAGAACAATTTATTATGTCTAAGAGGAAAAACAGTATCAAATATAAAAAACGTAAAAAAGAAGCGTGTGTTATTCTCCATTCAGTTTATAAGTTCCTCAAAGAAAAATCAGACACAATTATACTCAGGAAAATCCGAGGAATGGATGGTAAATATGAGCCTTCTGACGATGAAATAACCATAGATTATAGGAAAGAATTAATACCAACTTTAATACATGAGATTATGCATTGTTTACATCCCGACTGGTGTGAGACTAAAGTGCTTACTAAAGAACGAGAAGTTGTAAACGCAATGTCATTGAGACAATGTAAAAACATTCTTAGAAGATTCTCATCCTATCTTTAATAAACTAATTCCACTTTCCCATTAGGATTACCATCTACACCCGTATAGTTCCCTGCTGGAGTCGATCCCACGGTAAAAGCTTTTATGGCTTTTAAATGGCCTAACGAAGGTATTGCCTCTACTGGTTGACATACGTATCTACTGTTGCATATTTTCCAATTTTCAAAGTCACGATATAAATAATAAGGACTTGCGGCATTTCCATTAAACCACATCCCCCTATCTATTTGGGTATATATGCCATCCCAAGCGGCAGAAAAATCATAGACACGTATGTTTGTATATGCTCCCATGTTCCTCCTAAGGTTCTATACCTGAGCAATCCAGTATATCTTTATTCAAAAAAGTGTTCTTAATCTCCTCGTTTACCATACTAGCTATTTCTTGATTTTCTTTTGATATTTTCTGGGGTTAAATAAATAATTATTTTTTGTTACATTCTGAAACGTAATTAGGGTTAATATGCACCCCATCGAAGAATAGCCACCGCTTCTTATCAGCATCACTAAAAATATAATTTGGATCTGAATCAATAACAGTTAAGTAGTTCTTCAGCAAATCCCATGATTCAAACATGTGATCTGGAGGAAATCTGCCATACATCCATTTAGGCATCTTCTTTCTATTATCTCCGATCATTAAAAGTACTGGTTTCGCTTGCCTATTTGCATTAAAAATCTCTTCATGAGTTCCACAAGTAAAAATATTAATATCGTAATTAACGACTAGAAATGAGCTCAGGTCTACACAGCGCAAATCCCAATGGTTTAACTCCTTAACTTCCGATCTAAGATCTTCAAATTTACCATCCCTTAATAGACCTTCCATTCTAGGTCTTTTATGAGTGTCCAAATGCTGAGTTCCATAAAAACTATGCTTTAGAGGATTAAATACTCTAACATTCCTTTTTTGCAAGAATGGTTCTATATCGTTTCTCCATTTACATCCTTTGTTTTCTGCAAAATCAATTGGACCTGACAAATAAGCTGCTAACCCGTTTAATCGATTCATTAAAATTTACTCTCCCTTTTACCACCATCGCTAATCATATACCACTTTACTTTCTCTTTATATTCTTTCAAATTCCTAGCACCACTGTAAGATAAAGAACTTTTAAGCCCATCTTCTATCTCCCTAAGTAAATATTTAGCATGACCCTTAAATGGTATCTTTTTCATTTCGCCTTCAACAAATCTACCTTCTTGTCCATTTTTTCTCTTATTTTCTGCCGAAGCGCTTCCACCATACATTTTATACCATGTTCTGTTGATTAAATTAGTTCCGGGTTCTGCATAAACATTACCCGGAGTTTCGGTGGTGCCAGCAAGAACGGCACCTATCATAACCGCATCAGTATATATTAAGGCCTTAGGAACGTCTCCAGCATTTTGAATACCTCCGTCAGAAATAGTTCTAACGTGTTTTATTCCATCTCTCTGCAGTGCCTCATAAACTTCTTTAATTGCAGAAAATTGAGGTTTGCCTACTCCAGTATTAGATCGAGTGCGACAAACTGATCCGGGGCCAATCCCGATTTTAAGAATATTAGCGCCCCAATCTACCAAGTCCAATGCTGAATCTCCAGTTGCGATATTCCCAGCCATGATTGTAATAGATTGCGTACCCACCCTTGAACATACCCATTTTAACATATCTTGCATTTGCTTACAATGACCATGAGCAATATCAATACAAAATGTTTTTGCACCAGCTGCATAAAGCCTATCAAACCGTTCCTTCTCTTCTTCCTTAACACCGATAGATACTCCACAGCAAAGTGTTTCCTGAGCTTTTTTAAGCTGATCAACATTTTCTTCTATGCTCATAAACCTATGCAAAATTCCGAAACCACCATTTTTATACATTTCAATGGCCATTTTATATTCGGTAATATCAGGCATATTAGCAGATATAACAGGTAACATTAACTTAAATTTATTGTCGCCTAAAAATGTAGAAACATCCACATCTTTGCTACGGGAATCAACATCTGAATACTGATCTTCAATTTGAATATCTGAGAATGTAATTGCTGTTTCGTCCATCTTTTTCCCTTTCTTGCAACATTGATATTATACAACAAAGAATGAAACAATCAACAACTAAACTGTTCTATCTTTTAGTTCTAACGGACCTTTCACTTCTATATCTGCTGAAAAATCTTCAACCCCATAATGCATTTTATATGTAAGGGGTTTATGTCCATCTTTGGGATCGTTTGAAACAGCGTTAAATAAACCATTCATTGCATATCTTTCAACAGTTAAAATAGCAACTTCACCAGCCTCAATTTTTAATGTTAAACTTTTTACTGGATGCTCATTTTCCTTGCCATCTATAAATTTTACTTTATCCCAAGTCAATAACTTAATAGGATAAAAATTATCTTCGTTACTTTTTATATTAATAGTCATGTGCCATTCCCTTATTGAGTTTTCTTATTTAGACTTCCAAGATCATCTAACACTCTCTTAATAGCCGCTCTTTCAGCCTGAGTTTTTGCCTCTATGATAGCCTTGTTAAAAACATCCACAAATGATTTCATAGGAATAATAATAAGCTCTCCGCTATCTTTCATTTCTCCCATGATAGAGGCTTGAAGTTTAAGAAGATTGTTGAAAGTGCCCATGAGTCTTGCGGTTTCGGCGCTTTTTATTTGTTCAATTTCTGCAGCGCTTATATCATTATTGGGTGTAATACTATTTATCCCTGCTAATCTTTCAGTGATAGTAGAAAGCCCTAAATGAATTCTGTCTAAGGTAGTCAACTGAACGCCGCTCAGTCGTTTAATCCTATTAGCATATTCAATTAGTTGTAACCCCCTAACACCTCTTTCGTAATGGAAACGCATATGGTTATCAATGACATCCTTAGAAACTGGAAAATCACTACGGCTTTTAAACAGCTTTTTAACTTCTTCGTGGTTAGTCGTATCAGCCCATTTCTTTTCTAGCTCTTCCCTGTGAGGATCTGAACATATCATGCAGGTAGGTTCATGATAAACATTTTTTTCATTAATATTAATTAACTGTGCCAATGCCTCATCAATATCTCCAGCTTCGGGGGGCGAGAAACTTTGAATTTCTTCTTTGGGGGGTGGGGTCATAGATTGTTCGAAAGGGACATCTTGTGATTTTTCTTCGGTCATATTTTCCTCCAATATTATTCCACTATATTATACAAGGTTTTTCTTCTGAGGCCTATTATTCTTTTTATCAAATAATACCACATCTTCTGCTATATCTTTGAGAATAGTAGTCAAGGTTAGTGGTCTGGCGTCTAGAAGAACAGAAAAGAAATTATCCATTTTATCATCGGGCATGGCAAAACGCTTATTCTTTGCATAAACCCTGACAGCAGAAAGGACTTCTCTAGCGGATTTTCTGTCACTGGATCTTGTAATAAGTTCGTTGGCGTTGTGGAGAAGGGTAATGATTGAGCTGGCAGTATCAGAAAGCTTTTGCATATTAGTTAATCCTATTAACGGATATCAGCTTTTGAGCTTCTACTTGAGATCCGTTTTCTAGGATTTCTTCGGCCTTTTCCCATGCTTCCTCATCAGTAGAGGCTCTTACAGTCTTGCCGATATCATATGAAGAGTTAAGTTTTCCAAATTCGTCTTCAAATTGGAATGTATACTCAGATAAATTGCTAGTGGTATCTTCTGCTTCGCTCTTAACCATTGCAGCGTAACTCTCAGCTGCTTCTCTTGATAAACCATCAATCATAAGAAGTTCTACGCATTCTGACTCTTCCAAACCGTCTTCTAAATACGATTTGGCTAAGGAAGCATATTTCTTATGTTCAGCAATGGCCTTCGATGCCTGTTTCCTTAAAGAGTTGTGAAGACTCTCTACGAAGGTCACTCTCTGCATATCCATTCCTGTTGATGGTCTTGTCATGTTATATTATTTCCTATTAGCCTTTTAATAATCCTTCAACTATTTATATTATTTTTTAGGCCTTATTAACTCTTCTCCTCTATCGGAAAATCGCCAACTTCTTCGTCTATATTATTCGGTGCAGGGTTTTTAACTTCCTCCTTTATTTCTGGAGTATTTTCAGTTTTCCCTGCTTCTTTGTTAAGATTAGATTCGTCGGTCTCAAAAAGCTCCCAAGATATTTTATAATCATCAGTGCCCCTATCGATCCACTGACCCTGAGCATTAGGAGTCTTAACAGCCATCCTACCTGATTCTGGAGAATAGATATAGTCAATAGCCTCATTGCCCATCCAAGTATCGGAAGCTGTCACCGTACCCACTGATTTATAACTAATATTCCCTTGCTTACCTGTGAATATGATAGTTATAGTTTTTCCATCTTCTTCAACCTTAGCGTCCTCAATTTTTCCAAGGTTATATGCTTCCTTGGTATTTTCAATAACTCTTTGAGCACTCTTGTTTAATTTTGGAGATTGAAGACCGGAAACATTAGCCAAGGGGTCAAAATGATCAACTTCTCCGCCTAATCCCTTAATGCATTTTCCAACCCTATTAATATTATCTACTAGCGTTTGAGAGGTCTTATTTAAACCCATTTCCGAGAAAGTAGCTATAAGCCCATCCCTAACCTCATAGAGCTCCAATAGCATTCTTTCCGTGTTATAATCAGATGAAGCAGGAACTTTGATAGATCGATCAACTATTGTGGGAGCCTGTGCAGGCGGAATCTTAACATTCCCCAAATTTTTAAGAAAGCTATCTTCTAACAAACTTTTAGTATCAAACTTACCTTCTTCATCTACATAATTATCACTCATGTTACACTCCTTTATTATATGATGTCTGCCTTTGTTATTTCAGTGCTCAAGTCTTTAGATCCACAGGATGGACAACCTTCTGGAACTAAAAGGCTTGACTGTATTATACAACAGTTAGTGCACTTTACAGCATCAATATCATAGTTTTTTTCGTCTTCTACAGCAGCAGAAAGAGCTTCTATGGCATAGTCTGTAATAGGTCTTCCAATAGGAGTCCTTTTTAGCGCTATTTCGGCTTTTAAGGTATTCAAAACTTCGGATATATTCATGACTATTATTATTCATATTAACCCATAAAAAACCCTTTTAAAAAGGTATTTTTTCGATATATCTTGTATAATATTAGTGTATGAAGAAATCATCAAACACTAAGAAAGTAAAATTAGAATCTCTTCCGAAGATAAAACGAAGATTATTCAAGCTTTGGTCTGAGGCTGTCCGGGAAAGATCAGGATTTAAATGCGAATTTTGCGGTATTGAAAATAAAGCAATAAATATTAACGGTATAGCTACGAAAATTGACGCACATCATTTAATCTCAAGAAAGATAAAAGATTTTCCATTAAAGTTCGCAATAGATATGGGCGTTGCTGTATGTCCAATTTGCCATAAGTGGGGAATTCCATCGTTTCACAGAGACCCTGTTACTACCATAACATGGCTCATAAAAAACAAACCCGAACGCTATAATTTTGTTCTAGAGAACGTAAACGTAAGAATCGATCTAGACAACAGGGCTGTTCTAGCTGAGATAGAAGCTAGATTAATAGCCAAAGAATCTCTTGACCTGAATAAACTTAAAGAAATAGAAAAACAATTTCCTAGAGAAATTAAACCTAAGAAAGAAAAAATAGTAGGAACTCTCTTTGAAGATGACGAACCATCTTTACCTGTAGAAACTAAATCAGACGCTATCTAACTTATAACTTTTTAAGGCTTCTATAATCTCTTGTATTTGCTGAGAAGGATTTTTACCATATCTAATGTTTGCCAGCTTCTCTTGAACGAATAAATAAACCCTTATAGCCCTGTTTAGCACTTTCTTTTTTAATTCTTGTTCCGGGACATCTGAGTTGGGTGCTACGATATGGTTTCTTACGGTATTGACATATTGATCTGCCATAAAGGGCATCGGGATTATTTCCGCTCCCTTTCTAGTCATGGTCGTTTTTATCTTGGCTTTTTTATCTTCAATAATCTTTAGATATCTTCTTGGAATTCCTTGTTTACTGGTAAGGAAGTCTATAATCCCATCTGGAGACTGATACTGTTCTGCTATACTTCTTTTTTCATTTTCGTTTATTTCTTCATTATACCAAATAGCTGAAGGAAATCTACCCATACCCATTAGTTTTCCAGATATGCTTCCCCAAGGCATTCCCATAGCCCACAAATGCGCTACTACCATCTGCCATCTCGCTTTTTTAGCAAATATTTCGGCTATTACGTTCCCATTGATCCCATTGTTTAGGAATTGTTCGGTCATATTTATCGCATCTTCATAGGTTCCTGTATCTAAAACGTTACTTAGTTTATATAAGACAGCTTCCTTGCTAGTAGGAAATGCGTTATCCAGAATAAATTGAGCATCAATTTTGTTAGGACAGGTGATGCACATTTTGCTAATATCCGAATCTAATAATCCACGATCATATCCAACAATATTAATCAAGATTCGGGCCTCATAAGACGAGATCTCTTTTCCATGCTTTTCAAAACATTTGATAACAAAATCTATACATTCGTCCATCTGTTTTTCAGTAAGCAAATCTCCGCTGTTGATTATCTTTGCGCCCTTGATTCCCCTAAAGGTTTCTATAAACTCTTCCCAAGTTTTTTCCATTATTCTGGTTTTAGGGTCAAGCTTAACATGATTTTCGGAATCCCAAATTATAAGCTTAGTAGAATCGGCACAAGAAGAAGATAAGTCTATGAGAAATTCCCTAACTGCTTTTTTATCTGGAATTTCCTTAATTAGCAATACCTTTTCTGAGTCGTCCCAACTAAATAACCCAGCTTCCATTCTAATGCTTTCTAATGATTCAGTGGATGCCGATTTAACAACCCATTTGAGCTCAGGATATTTCTTTTTAGCTGAAGTTATTGTATTCTGAGCGACATACAAGTCTCCATAAATAAATATTGGCGATGGGAAGGCCATGTTAGTTTTCAGAATCAGCATTATAATGAGCGTTGGTCTGGATACCCATTGAAAAATATACTAATGCTTCATCATGGTTTTTGCCTGTAATTTTTACCGTTTTAAGGTTTTCTGGGATTAACAAATTTACCTCTTCGGATTTAAATACCTTAAGACCTTCCATCAAATGATTTACAGCCCATACTAATTTTGCATCTTGGGCTATATTCGGAATATTAGCTTGTTTAATGTTCGGTTTGTATTTATTTTTCTCAGAAATGGCCTTAACAGTAAACGTACCATCCGTTTTATTAAAAATGAATAAGGCAGCAGAGTTATTAACTACAGAAGCATTAATAAGCATATCAATAAATAATGCCTTTGATATTTCTGCCAATTGTTTATAATCTTTGTCAACTAGTTTTTGAATGCTTGGAAATTTACTTATTTGCTCCTTTTCCGTACTTACCATGCGAATTTTAAGATTAGGCTGGCTAATAAATATCTTTTCGGTTTCTTCATTATACGCAAAGATAAGTTGTTCTGTTTTGTTTATGATTTTAGTAATCTGGCTTAATATAACAGAAGGCGCAAGAAGAGGTTTATCCGATTTGACATCTATTACGTTTTCCTTAGGAACCTTATAGAGTGCACAACGAGCCTTATCAGTGGCTGCAAAATAAAGGTCATTAGCATACGTTTGAATATCAATAGCGTCCCATACGTGTTTATCATCTTTAGAAAGGGCCGCAAAAGAAACGTTTTCCAGCGCCTCTGTCAATTGCCCACCTTGCATTTCGAAATATTTTTCTGCTTTTTGATCATAATCGATTGCAACCATGTGGGTGGGATCGAAACAATCCAGCTCCCACTTTCCGCTTGTTTTAGAAGTGTCTTTTGAAATAAGTTTAACGGTCCCTATTCTTTTAATCATAAATTTAGAGAGATCTTGGTTGTCATTGACCTCTCCGTCAAAAGTGTTTATTACGTCTGGAACAGGAAGTTTATTCAGAGTGAGACTGATTGTAGAATCTGGACCCTGAACCTTAGCCCAAAGAATTAGCTCTTTAGCTGGAACCAAAACGCTTCCTTCTTCTTTAACTATTATCCCATTTTGTTCTGTTACTGGAATTGAATATTTTACTGAAAGCAAATCAGTAGATGATTCAACTATGAAGTTCTTATTAACAGTAATCCTTATGCATTTGTTAAGCATTGCCATTACCGTAATTTCAGACTGAACGTTTTCGGCAATAGCAGCTAAAGAACCTTTCTCCAGTGCTTCTATCAATATTTTTTGACGGATTCCTACTTTCATTTATTGCTCCTTTGGTTTACTACATCTTCTTAAAGTATATTATACAACTATTATACACTTTTCGGCAAGAATATTGGAAGATCCTCTATCTTACCATATTCAAACAAATGCATAGCTTTTTTACGAATTCTCAATAGCGCATTATCAATACTCTTAGTGTTATACCTTCTATCAAGTGAGATAGATATGTTTTTAGATATTTCTCTATAGGAAGAACTTGACAGATATTCTTTTAGCACCACTCTTTCAAAACTAGATAAGGCATTTAATAACGTAGTTTTGGTTACAATATATGCTTCATTTTTTTCCAGCGTTTCGTCGCAAGAAGCCTTATTGTCTGCAATAATATTAGCATAGGTAGTTTTATGTTCATCATCATCGTTTTTGCCAATCGGTGAGCTGTCTAAGGAAATCGCTTGATTAATAGATTGATCTTTCTTTCTATTCTTTGATGCATTCAATAGCGTTATAAGATGTCTTCGTATACACATCTTCGCAAAATTCAAGAAACTCATACCTTTACCTCTTTTAAAATTAGGTATTGCTTTTATTTTTAAGGCAATCAATGTCTCCTGATAGATATCTACCGTTTGCAGCCCTTTGATGAAAGGGAATTTTTTTAAGCAAACGTTTATGAGATAACCATGCATATAAAGGTGTATCTTATTAAATATTTTATTCATTTCTTCTTCATCAGGATTTTGTTGTTTTTCTATATTCTGCATTTCTATTGCTAAAGAATCCAACTCTCTTTTAACCTGCTTAGGAGATCCCATTAACGGTTCTTTAACGCATGGAAGCTTAAACATAATTTGTTCAAGCATATCTCTTGAGGGAGCCTCTGGAGTTTCGGGGGCATCAGGTGCATCAGCAGTGTTCTCAATCAGGCTTGTTCCTACACCCTTCAGGATTTCAGATTCCAAAGCCCTAATCACCGGAATCTTAGACAAACGAGTTTCTTTAATTAACTTCTTATCTTTTTTACTTTTTCTGTTCGCTAACTTTTTTGGTCTTGCCATTTTTATTCTCCCTGTTTAAGGAGACTAAAAAGGCGATTTCATTGTTATAAAACTTTATTTAGATCGAAGGAGTTCAACACAATTAATAATTGTCGCCTCCATAATCCACCTATCATTTATATTAAATGTTTGTTTCTTATCTACTTCTATAGAAGCAAATAATCTGGCCAATTTAAGTAACTGAGCCATTGTTAATCCACTACCTATTTTTTTAATTTCCTGAGTTTCATTATCTGGTAAATCAACCAGTTTTGTGTCGCCATTCTGTGCCTTGATCACCATTGCGTTTCTAAAGACTTCAGAAATTTCATCAATAATCTCTTTCGGTTGGACAGATGCCATGATCAAATCGTTAATTTGGTCAAGAATTAACGAGATATTGCTATCTAAAATTGCATTTGCGATATTCAATATACCTTGACGATCTGCCAGTCCGAAATATTTTTGGGCATTAGAAGCTGTTATTAATTTTTCTCCCGCAAGCGTCCCAACTTGTTCGAGATATCCAATTGCATCTCTCATACTACCTCTTGCCATTTTTGCAATTAGAAACAACGCATCGTTTTCGATATTTATATTCTCTTGTTTTGCAATGATAGACAACCTTGCTACAATATCCTTAGAGGGTATTTTTGAAAAGTTAAATTTTTGGCAACGGGATAAGGAAGTGGTTAATATTTTGTCAATCTCTGTTGTACAAAGAATAAAGGATAAATAAGACGGCGGTTCTTCTAGTGTTTTTAATAAGGCTGAAGCTGCAGCGTTAGTTAATCTATGAACTTCGTCTATAATGTAAATTTTTCTATTGAGCTCTTGAGGAGACCATTGAGCGGCATCTATAACGTTTTTCACATTTTCCACTCCGCTATTAGAGGCTCCGTCAATTTCAATAACATCCGATGCCACGCCCTGATGGATAGTAGAACATGCCCTACATTTTCCACAAAGTTTGCCATCAACAGCGTTTTCGCATTCCATTAAATTAGCTAAAATTCTAGCCATAGAAGTTTTTCCGCTGCCATGATTTCCACTAAATAAATAGGCATGGGCAAAACGCTTATTGATAGATGCTTGTTTCAAAGTGGCCACTACATGACGCTGACCAACAATATCTTCTAACTGGAAGGGTCTGTATTTTCTATACAATACCAAATCTTTAAACATGAAATCTCCTACTCTCTATAACGTATATGTCTTTTTCCTTCTTAGATGTATCACATTTATTATACATTTTTTACTAAAAAAGAGGAAGGAAATTTATCAAAAGGGGCAAAAAATACTATCTAATGATTTTCTTATATAATTGATTGATTTTTTCGATGAATTCTGGAAGAGAACCGTTGTTTTCTATAGTTTCTATGTTCGGCAGATTAATTGTAGAAACACCGGGGCGATATATCTGAAATGTTGTGATTTTGTTAGTTTCAGCCTCGTCCATAGATATGTCATCAAATACTATCATTGTTTTATCATCTGGAACCGTGATAAGAACAAGATTTAACCAGTATTCTTTACTTACTTTAACGCCCCTTCTTCTAACGTTATTCAAAGTAGACTTATCTTGTTGGATCTCTTTATTCGGAAATAGATACTTAGCAAATTCTCTTACTTTATCATTTATGCTAGCTTTATGGAAACCTTTTCTTTTAAAGAAATCAGATGCTGTTGTTCTTCCACTGTTATGATCCCCTATAAAGCCTATAATTATTTTTTTCATTTGCATTAATTAAAAGTTCTACCGACACCTGTGAATGGAATTTCGCAAACAATCGGCCCCACCATTCCTTCAACCTGAGAAGTATAGAATACAACATTCATTTTAATACTCAACCCGCCAGCAGCTATAAAATTTATTGAATTGACAGTGCTCGTTTGTGTAGGGATAAAACGCTGGCCTTGATCTAAATAACAAGAAATAGACCCTGTGACTTCCTGCATTCCTATCCTCAAGTCAGCTGGAAGTAAACCAGCGTTCTCTCCTGAACCCGTACCACAAGTATAAATATTTTGGATGTTGTTATTAATTTTCATCGAGAAGCCTCTGATTTGAGTGAATGAAGGATCTGAAGAAATGGTTACTTTATCCCATGTAACCATTTTTTCGGCTGTTATATATGATAATCCAGCGCTGCCTTCTTGTGTAGCATTCTTAGCAGCAATGTCAACTGTTATGTTTAATATATCTCCAGCTTGGATATTAACATCATAACCATTTACTCTACATTCCGTAAATGAAATTTGACCATTACTTCCTCCAGTACCACCATCCTTGCAATAATATTGATAGGTTAGAGTTGGGATATATGTTCCACTAACTGCTTCGTCAAAAAAAGCCGATGCAGAATTTTCTGTGGCCGGGAATGATAGTGACCCACCTAAACGAATAACAGACGGTCTCCATATGCGCCTTTGAGTATTGACAGTTCCTACAGATTCGCCCTTAGTAGTATTACCACTGGGGATGGTATCGTTTAATCCTATAACGTGATTAAAAAACTGCGCATCCTGAGTCGTATTCAAACCAAAAGAAGTGCATCTTATCTTTCGGCCTCCAACACTCATTAATCCAGTATAACCGGGTAATACATTCACTACATTTACATCAGATCAAAGTGTATCCAAATCATCTGTTGCGTCAGCGTTACTTTCGTCATTTCCTGTACCAGTGTCTTGTTCCGAAGCCTCCTTCTTAGGATATTTTTTGAAACTCTTTTTGTTACTTGGCGTACCGTCTAATTGTTCGCTATACGTGCATTTGGGGTACTTACTACACCCATAGAACTTATCTCCGCTACTCTTATTACTTCTTTCTACAAGCTCTCCATCCCTTCCTGCTTTTTGACAATCAGGACATTTTTTCCCGGTTGTTTTAAACTGCTTCTTCTCTTTTATAGAAAAAGTTCCATCCTCTGCCTTAGTGTAAACAGTCTTACAATCAGGCCATTTATTACAAGAATAGAAAACCCCATACTGTCCTCTTTTTTCTACGATTTCGCCTTCTTTACAAACGATACATTTACCCATGACTTTCTGCTCCTTTTGCTGTGTTTCCGAATTACTCTCAGAACTCTTTATATGTTTCTGTAGAATTTCATATACTGACCCGACTACATCTAAATATGTCTTTTTACCATCTGCTATTTCATCAAGGCTTTTTTCCAACATGGATGTATATTTTATATCCATAAAGAAATCCTTGAAATTGGGTTGCAAATAATCATTGATTCTTAAACCCAAATCAGACGCTATTAAACCCTTACCTTTTCCCTTCTCAATATTCACATACATCTTTTTTTGAATAGAGGTAATAATTGAAGCCCTAGTAGCAGGTCTACCTACCCCATCCTTTTCCATTGCATTAGCTAATGTTCTTTCATTATACCTAGCTGGCGGTTCAGTAGTGTGCTTTGTTCGTTTAATATCCTTCAGATCAAGACACTCCTTTTCTGAAACTGGCGGCAATACTGCTTCTTTTGTTTTTGAATAAGGATAAATCTCTGTCCATCCTGCAAACTTTATACTCTGTCCTCTAGCAATCAGCGAATGTCCAGTATCAGTACTAACATAATATGCAACCGTATCAATGATCTGAGGAGTCATCTGACATGCTATAAATCTAGCTCTAATTAGCTTATACATTTTTTGTTCATCTGAGGAATCAATATCATTTCCTTCATCTTCAAGATGGGTTGGTCTTATACATTCATGAGCTTCTTGTGCTGCTGCGCTAGATTTCTTAGCATAAACATTTGCACTAGCCGGGAGATATTCTTTTGAGAATCCATTTTGAATAAATCTTCTTACTTCTGTAATAGCTTCTGGTGCCACACTGAAAGAATCAGTTCTAATGTAAGTTACTTTACCTGCCTCATAAAGCTTCTGGGCGATAGTTTGAGATTTACTAAGACTCCATCCAAAAACAGAAGAGCATGATCCCTGCAATGAATTTGTGTCAAAAGGAGGAAAAGGATTATTTCTCTTTTCTGCCTTTTCGATCTTATCCATCTTGTACTTTGCAGTTTTAAGCTTTTCAAGATCCTGAGCAGAAATTTTATCGTCTACGTACCTATTTTCTTTTTCTTTCGTGATAACTTTAGCCCAAAATTCACCTTTTTCGCACTTTAACAGAGCCTCTATAAACCAGTAATCTTCCGGTTTGAATGCGTCTATCTCTCTTTGCCTATCGCATACAAGTTTAAGGGCAACGCTTTGAACCCTGCCTGCTGAAGACTTGTTTATATGGGCCGAATACCATAAAACAGGAGAGACCTTATATCCGATCAGCCTATCCAAAACCTGCCTAGCCTTTTGAGCGTCCACAAGATTTTGATCTATATCTCTAGGGGATTTAAGGGCATTTAAAATATCTGTTTTTGTAATCTTGTCAAAGGCCACTCTTTTACATTTCTTCTGTGAGGCCTTGTCTAAAACATCATAAATGTGAAAGGCAATTCCTTCGCCTTCCCGGTCCATGTCAGTAGCTAGAAATATTTCATCTGCTTTTTTTGCTGCTTCTTGTATTTTCTTAACTACATCCTTCTTATCCTTGGAAATTTCATATTTCGGCACGAAACCGTTCTTAACATCTATATTTATTCCTTTTTTAGGGATCTCCCTGATATGTCCAACAGATGCCATTACGTTATAATCAGCCCCAAGATATGATTTAATCTTAACGCATTTATTTGGTGATTCTACTATAAACAATTTCATATTTTACTCCCACAGCATTTTTTATACTTCTTGCCACTACCACATGGGCATGGATCGTTTCTGCCTATCTTTTCATTCTCTCTTTTTGTAGGAATTGCTTTTATATCATAATCGATAATTAGCTTCCCCTCAAAGTGATCAAGCTCATGTTGAACCGCTATAGCAATCAAACCATCGTTTCCGGGTTCATCTTCTTTGGAGTAGTAAAAAGACAATTTTTCATCTTCAAAATGATCATTTTCTATCCTTCGATTCTTAATTACAATCTGTCGATATCTTTTAGTATCTCGAAAGATGTCAGGGAAGGAGAGGCATCCCTCCCTAACAAATATCATTTCATCTTCTGCTTCAATCAATTCGGGATTTATTAAATGGATAAAGCTTTCTCCCTTTTTAATAACCCCCAATCTTTTATTTTGTCCAATTTGGATTGCTGCAAGTCCAATGCCATGATCTAGCGGCCTGAGCGTGTTTTCAAGCGCTTCAATTAGAAATTGAGCCTCACCAACAGAAGTAATCGGTTCTGATTTTTTTCTAAGAGCATCTATATCTTGGACAATTTTCACTTATCTCCTCTCAAAAAATAAGTTCCACTATCATTATCAAAACCCACAATATTTTTCTTGTATAATTCGGCTATACATTTAGATAGGGACTCATGAATCATCTTATGCTCAGATCTATTACATAAATATAAATTATTTATTGAATTGTTAAACGTATCTCCATCTATATGATGAACTACTTCGTTTCGATATAAACTTCTTCCTATTATTTGTTCAATAATATACATATGTATTGCCCTATTTTCTCCTTTTTTAGAGATATAGTTGCTATTTCTATTAGCCTTTTTAAAAATCTGAGGAATAATACTAGTTAAGTCAGCTTTTAAAACCGCCCCACCATATTTGTTAACAGGATTAAAAACAGGACAGACGATGGTTTGATATATACCTAAAAATTCATTGAACCAAACTCTTTTATTTAGCATTGCCATTGCTATTTGTTCCATTTTATGATGACATTTTCTATGTTCTTTGCAACTAGCAAAAATAAATAAGTTATCCATTGAATTATTTAACTTCACACAACTAATATGATGAACTTGTTCCCCATGAATAAGTTTTCTGCCAAGTTTTTTTTCAGCAATAACTCTATGCTCAAACTGGTTCTTCCCTTCATAATAAATTCTACGATACCCATCTGGAGATATACCACCTTTGAACTTCTTATTCTGATCACCTATAATTATCTTTTTATATTCTCTAGCATTAGCACACATTAAGCACAAATGTTTTCCGGGATGACGTTTTTGACCTAGTTTAAAAGAAGAACTAAACATTTCAAATTCCTCTTTGCATTTATCACATGATAGCAATATTTTTTTATCATGTTTATCACATTTTTTTCTTTTGACTCTAAACGACCTAATAATCATATTCCAATCCCTCCAATGTTTTATATGATATAATTCAATAGAGGGATTGGAAAACTTCTTTTTACTTTAAAATATATCTCCTTTAGATTCGTCTACCGCATCTGTGGCGGGGACGGTTCCTTTATTATCTAATACCTTTTTGGGACGACCTCTTTTATTTTTTTCTATTTCATTCTCAGGTATTTCGTCCTTTTCTTCTAGTTCTTCTTCCATACTTGGCCTAAGTTCTAAATTGAATTTAACATCTTCTAAAATTAAATTAGGAAGATCCTTAGAGTTAACCCAATTTACTCCAACTTTATCGAGTACTAATTTGAAATCTTCACAATCATGTTTAATGGTTTTACCTACTTCGCTATGAATATGAAGTAATTCATGCAAAAGAATCCATTGACGTTTCTTTTCATCCCACTCTTTCCAGTCCGACCAGTAAATTTCCAAAATATACCTAACCGGAATATTATTGTCCTGAAGCACTGCCTTTTCGCATCCTTTAACTGGTTTAATTTTGGCCAATGTAGTATTCTTTTCCGACCTTTCCTTATTTTCGATGCCATAAACGGCAATCATCTGAGGCCTGACACACCACAATACATCAGGCTGTTTCTCACACAACTGCTTCACCATCTCTTCAGCTTCCTTTACTCTTGAATATACTTTTTCTGTCATTACCGTCTCCCTTTTACTTTGTTTTTTCCACTCTAAAATTAATGATATCGTCAACTGGCAAAATATCAATCTCTACGGCATGATGAGTTATAAATGGAACCCCTTCGGTGATTGCCTTATTCAATTCTTTTTTTACCCAGTTTATATCAGCTTGACTTGCAGGCCTTTCATCAGTGCCAACTTTCACAATCATTAACTTCTTTAGTTTCTTTGATTCTTTCATTGCTGTTCTCCTTTTTGTTAATTATTATACATATCTTACCCGAACATTCTTACAATAAGTTTTAGCTATCTTTAAAAGCTCGTCAACTTCTTCTGGTTCATATGGTGTAACATTATACGCATCTTCACTCAACATGTTTTTATTGTGCCTGAATTGTTGCAATATCCATGCGCAATCTGATCTCAACATGGAACCTATTTCTTCGATAGCCTTTTTATCTATAAATAAAGGATAGAGAGTAGTCCTAACTTCGTAATCGAAATCCTTTCTATGTAACTTAGCCTCTATCAACTGAACATGTGATCTAATTAGACTCATACCATACGACTTATTAAATTCAGGTATCATATTTTCCGATTCTGAAGCTATTTGAGATATATCTTCTGATCTGGCGCATTTAAAATCCAAAGCTACATAGTTGACCAACGGAAGTACTTTTTTTAGTATTTCAGGCATATTACCATTAGTAGACATCCCAACCATGCACCCCCATGACTTTAACTCGTTTATAAGGGCAATAAGAGCTCCTACTGGGGTTACAGTGGGTTCTCCTCCACTAAGCATAATCCATTCACATCTTTCTTTTAAAACATATTGCTTAATTTCCTCGATATTTAGGGGCGCAATACGCTCATTTTTAACAAGTCTAGCATTCATACAATATGGACATCTAAGATTACAACCTTTGAGGAATATAGACGGAGCAAAGACATTATGTCCAGCCTCACTCGTTTTATTAAATCCATATATGTTAGGTAACTTTTTCATAAGTCTTTTCATTCCCATGTAGATAGATAAGGTTAAGCTCTTCGCTATATTTCCTACTTTTTTGAAGCGCATCATATAGCAATTTCCTATGACAATGGGCTCCTTCGGCAGTGTTTTCCCAACAGCATAGATAATAGTCATGTGATAAAGCTAAATTTTCTAACCATCCGGTAACTGCTGGTTTTCTAGTTCTCATAAGAGACATAAACGCATCAGTATAACTTTGCCAATCGTTATCTTGTTTATACTTTTGCAATATTTCCCATGTGGGGCAAAAGAAATCTAAACGTGGAATATTTTCATCGACATAAGGAAGTTTGTCTCCAGAAGGTTTTTTTAAAGCGATAGAATAAACCGTAAAAGGAATAGTTATTACTTCCTTCTGCAAAAAATAATTAACTTGCCAAAAATTCGTAAACACCAATGTCGGTTTGCTCAATTTTTTGCTGCCTTTTTAATTGCTTCGTTTAATTCTTTTTCAGAACAACTTTTAACAAATACGCTATTCCCTATTACAACTCCGGGCAGATCGTTTATTCCCCGATTAATAGCTAGGGTTATAGCCTCTTTAGTATCATAGTGCATTTTGTGCAGTTTGCAATCTATTTTTTTACAATTAGAGATGGCATTTTCGAGGTTGTTTAATACTTCTTTACAATGAGTACAGTCAGCAGCATAAATAAAGAATATATGGACCATGTTAATCCTATAGTCTTTGGGCCGTAACGGGAAGACGTTTCATTATCCTCTTTAGACGACCATATGGCTTAACATCAAGTATTAAACACTTAGCAATATCTCTCTTATCTACCCAACCAACGTCAGAATTATTAACGTAACCAAGATATTCCTTATACTTGCCTAAATTCTTTAATGTAGGAACAAGCATCTTAACCATTTCCTTATAGTCATTGCGATGGTCCATCTTCTTAGCTATCAATCCATCTGAATCCTGCGTAGCCTCTATTACTCTCATAAACAATAGCCATTCTGCCTTGGTCATTTTAGCTGTGTCTTTCTTGTATATCTTAGAATACTTTGAGAACGTTTTTTTATCAAGAATAGGTCTAAGGCTTTCTAGATCTTTTTTCGTCATTTGACAATATTTTAAGCCGTCTCTTGTTATTACTGTGCATTCTGGGACTTTCGTTTTTTTCTTCATTATCAACTCCTTAGTATTTTAGTTTTGCATGATCTTTAATTTTATTGTTCAAATCCGGGTCAAAAACAGCATAAATAAATTTATTCTCTTTTCCCAAGTATGTATATTTTAAAATGTCAACGTATTTTTCCATTTCCCTTACTATGTCATCTTCTGTTCTGTTACCAAAAGATGCGATAGCGTTTCTATGAATTTGACTCCTAAACCTTCCTTGTTCGCATTCTAATAACAGCAGAACCGATTGCGCCTCTTTAATATATTCGGCGTCTATTAATCTGGCCTTAATTTTTTTTGTTTCTGACATGTTATTGCCCTATCAATAATTTTCCAAATTAGGCATGTCTTTTGCGAATTTCTGTCTGATTACATCTTTTAAACAGGCTATTTGGGCTTCTATCGTTTGGAAGCTAGCTGCCATCATGAAATCCGTTAATTTCACCAACCAATCTTCACCGAAAATCTTAAGCAATAGCCAGTCATGAAAAGTTCTATAGTTTGCCTTTTGTCCTATCTGTGCTTCAGAAAAATTGCCGACCCTACTATCCAGCATATCTAGCTGTTTAAATAATTCTTCTATAACTTCCTTAGTAAGGGGTTTGCTTTCATCTTTCATTTTTACATAAGGGCATTGAGTATTCAGTGGAAGCTGCTCTCTTTTGAGCAAACCGTCATAAGCTTTTTCAAATTTATCTACCCTCTCTTTATACATCGTACTAGGCCATAGACCATATAGTCTACAATTTAACGGTCTGAATTCATACCATTTACACCTATTCTTTTCTGACAAAAGCATGCAGGGTTTAATTAACGTTTTCATTCCAAATTTTTCAAACTGATTATAAAAGAAATATTCGACACTCTTACATATTATTTCTATCTTTTCAGATCTGTCCGTAGTCTTCCATATTTCGTTAATAAGCTGAGAAAACTCACAATAATTCATACTTGGGCATGCAGTTTTACAGCATTCACAAGTTCCGTTACAAGTACTATCCAAATTAATAAACCCATAATAAATATCATGAAGTACTTGTTTGAGCTCTATCTTTTTTGTCGGCTTCTTGCTATTATTAAGGAATCTTTTGATCCTGTATTTGTTGTTTTTAGTTCTGCTGCTATTCTTATTTTTGGACATTTCCATTCTCCCAGCTGTATTTTTATAACTTCATTTCTATGTTTAATTTAAGTTCAAAATAATCATCTGTTTCTTTCCAGACTTTTTCTCTTGGAATATGCAATACGTCAAGCGTTATCTCAGCCCCTTCCTGTGTCATCCAAGGATCACCATCTGGATGTGGTTCAAATTTCATATACTGAATTCCTTCGTCGTCTTCTATATATGCTTGAGGACTCCGCTTGTATAACCTGACTTTATATGGATAAACAATCATTTATCAACTTCGAGTTTAGCTACTGCATAATCATTAATTATACAGATTCCAATCTCTTCCGTAACAGTCCATTTTTTACAAAATTCGTCAGCCATTTTATTTCGCCTCTTTGCTTCTTCTACTTTTTCTTCGTAAGTCATTTCTTTGGGTGGATCTAGATAATAATGGCCGTTCTCACTTTCAACACTAATGCCACAACTTTTACACTTAAAAACAATTTTATAATGATTTTCCCATACCCCGTTTTTATCAGGGCCGCTACTAAGGCATTCTAATGGCTGATTTGTCACCTTATCTAATTCTTCTCTAATTACGTCACCGCCACACTTGCTACATGTATAAATATAACCCTCAAAACATCCCGGTATTCCTTTTAAAATTTTACTGTCCTCAGAAACATACCATGCTATATATTTTTCCCTTTCGCCCATCTCTTTAACTTGCAAGGTAAAAGTTTTGTGACATTTTTCACATTCACATTGGGTCGTTAAATGATTATTGTACCCGCCCACTAAAGTTTCAAAGGTTCCGTTATTCTTAACTTTTTCAGAATTACAATAAGGGCAAATGAGCTTATCACGGTGGATTTTGGGATCATGCCGTTCTTTAACGATATCTAAAAATGCGTTGTACTTTGCCATTGCGTCTCCTAGTATGTTTTCCAGTACATTCTAATATCATCATTATCAATATAATACTGTCGTCCAAGTGCCCTATATTCATCTGTATCTTTCTTGCCCTCTTTTTCTAATTCATCCATCTTTTCTCTAATTTTCTGATCCTCTTCCAGTCTTGCATCAGTTACATTACTCATTTTATTCTCCTATTGAAAGGATTACATTTCCAATCTTGATACGACTTGTTAAGTACCCAATTCCTGTAGCACCACAGTTTCCATCCTTCTTTCATACCTTTTAGAAATTTTAAAATTATCTCTTTCATGTTGTTTTCTTTATTTCATTGCCGCTAGGATCTATCTCCATCCATTTTGTTCGTTCTTTATCCAACGACTTAAAGAACTTGAAAATATTTAACGGACACCTAAAAAACGGTTCGTTTTTAGTATTAATATTAGAACACCTACAATCTTTATTTTTGGGTTTTATTCCATGGATTTCTTTCATTTTAGTAACCGCTATCGTATCCCAATGCTTATTAGACATGACATAAACATCTGCTTCGCTTTTGTTTTTTCTAAATGGCACATCTAATGTAGGCCATCCCTGCCATGCCCCAGATACATCCCAACAATCGATTTTTCTTTCTGCTTCTACCAAAATAGTTCTATTTAGCAACAGATGAAAAATCTCAAAGTCTAATCGCTTAAACTTTTCGTGCTGTTCTTTTATGGGAATATCTAATCTATAATATCCCTTCGACAAAAGAAATCTAGAGGCTAAAATTTTCGCCTTCAAATCATTCTTGTCATAATCTTCTTGAGAAAAAGGTTTATGGTTCATGTTATTCTTCTTATCTCACTTAAACCATTAATACCCGGCTGTTTCTCTATTAATATCTGATGTTTAAGCATTTTGTTAATAGACGGTTTGTGTGATATAACTAACACTCTTCCAAAATCGTTCTGCAATTTGTTAAGTAGCCTAAACACCCCCTGAGTATTTGCTTCATCAAGTGGACCAAACACTTCGTCAAGGCATATAATTTCAGGCTTCTGAGCACATCTGGTAAATGACAATCTAGCTAATCCAATATCAGTAGCCAATCTGATTATCATTTTTTCTCCACCGGACAACATAATAAACGTATCGGCAGTTCCACCACTAACATTAATATCAACCTTGGATTTATCATTAATCAGAACTTCTACACTAACCTTCCCATTAGTCAAAATATCTAGACACTCCTTAATATAAATATTGAGAAGAGGTAAATACTTCTTGACCATCCTAGTTTGAATACCTTCCAACCCCAATACGTCTTCAATAAGTAGCAACCTATTCAATAGTAATCGTTCTACCTCTAAGCTATCCTGAGTTTCTTTAAGAGTAATAGTTTCTTTTTTGATATTATCTATTTCCCCAGTTAATGTCCCAATCTGAGAATCGCAATCAGACTTCAGCCTATTAGCTATCTCTATTGCCTTTTTATGCGCAGCTATCTTGTCTTGAATTCCCTGAGCATCCTTCATGGCCTCTATAAGTTTAAGTTTAATACTGTCAATCTTTTCATTAAGCTTAGTTATTTCACCGTCATACTTTGCAGATATTTCGTCCTCCTTAACCTTGTATGAGTCCTTCTGCTTATTAAACTTTTCTATTTCCTTTTGGATATCCTTTAGCTCTGTTTCCTTTTCGGCAATGAGTTTAGCGTTATCGTCTATCTTAACCTTGTTATTCTCATTGTCCCTAATCTCAGACTTGATTTTTTCTTCTTTTATCAAGTAGTCATTGATTATATCAAGCTTCTTCTGGGCATCTTCTAAATTTTTAGTTATTTCTTCTTGCGATGCCAAAAGCTTTTTAACGTTATCAGTATGAATACTTATCGAGTCATTGCACTTTTTGATTTCTGATTCAATATGTTTTCTGCTTACGTTACTCTTGCATTTGTCGCATATAAACTCTTCTTTAGTTCCGGCTTCCTTAAGTTGATCTTCTAGAGGCCTTTTCTCACCAGAAATACGTTTACATTCAAAAGACTCAGTGGACATTTCGGACGTAACCTTTTCTTTTGCATCCTGAAACGATTTAACTTTTTCTACATATTGGGGCTTAGCTTTCTTGGCTTTTTCAACTTTCGCCAGCAGATCTTCTCTAATTTTTAAATCAAATTGATCTACTTTGACTTTGGTAGCGGTTATGGTTGCCTGAAGTTCCCTCTGCTTGGTAGCTATGTTGGTTAATTTTGTCTGATCATTTGCTAGCATTTTGTCGGATTCTTCAAAAAGCAATTTCCACTGTTTAACTTGGGTTTCCTTTTGCTCTTTCTGAGAGTTAAGCTGTTCCTTAACGCCTCTACCCTCTTCCTTCATTCTCTCTATTAATTTTAAGATTTCTGATTTAGACAGCGTTTCTATGGCATCGTTATTTTGCTTAACCTCAATATCAACATCCTTAACAGAATCTTTCAGAGCCTTGATCTTGGATTCTATGCTTTCAATGGTACCTTTGTTTTTAATATTACTAGAAATAACCTCAACCTTGGCATTTAACTCCGTCAGTTTCTTTTCTTTGGCGTTCTTCTTCTTCCTAATATGTTCCAAGAAGCCTTCAATAGTATCACCTAGTTTTAGAAGGCTAATAAACATTTCTTTCTTAACTTTATCCGTTCCCATTAAGAACTTACCTGCATCTGATTGACCGAACATAGCAGACGAACAAAATAAATCATAATCCATGGGAGTTATACTAGCCAGAAATTCAGATGAGTCAGGTTTTCTATGCCCAGAAAGATGATCTACTTCGACTTTATTAAAGCATTCTACTTCCATTACTGGGCTATGATCTTTCTGATTGGCAGATAAAGTTCTTCCCCTCTTTGCCCTATAAATTTTGCCACCCTCTTCAAAAAATTCTTCGACATAGGATTCTCTAAGACCCTTGGGAAATTTGCCATTAATCTTAGTAACCACAGAAACTCCAGCGCCTGCTATTTTATCTGTATTTGCATTTCTACGAACAATTTTTTCATAATGGACATAACAAATACCCTCAAGGATTGTAGATTTTCCGACTCCATTACTTTCGTCATAATTATCGCCTACAATTCCAGCTATTCCAATAAGATTAGTTATGCCCCTAGCCTTAGCCTTGTTAATATAATCTAACGGATCTTTAGCCAAACGATCATAGAGAGCATCTGCCGTTAACTTACCTTGATTAACAAGCTCTTGGTCTTCTGGAGAGATATCAAACACAACAGAGTTATTCTTATTCCCAAACCGCATAAAATTATAAAGTCTTATAGCGTATATTTGCATTATTTATTCTTCTTAGCTTCTTTATATTCTTCATACTCTTCAACGGTTAGATCTATCGTTAGTTTTTTCTCTTTCTCATCCTTGATTCTTTCTTCAAGCATTTCTTTTACGCAATCGATAACATCTTCAGCTTCCAAGTGTCCTTTTTTCAGTATTTCTGTTTCCAGCTTGGTAGCTGCTTCCCTTTGTTCTTCGTCGATTACATCATTCTGGTTATAAACATGGATTGGGTTTAGCGTGTCTCTTATCTCACGTTTCAGAGTCTCTAAACCAGATGAAAAATCTATCAATTCATCTTTCGTCCCATGAAATCCGAGTTTGACAATTGCACCTTTGTATTTGTCGGGATCTAACTTCTTAAAATTTTCCCTAATTTTACTTAGTGTACCATTGATTTCTATCATGGGCCTGCAATTTGGATACACTATGAATTGACATTTTCCCATTTTTTTATCTGGTTTTGCTTCGCTATCAAAAACCACGAACCCCTTTTCCAAATCGGCTTCTAAGGCATTGGTTTTTTCAAGACTGCCGGGATACATCGCAATACATTTTTTTGTGGGCAGCACCTGATGTTTATGATAATCCCCTAGCATGACATATTCTGCACCGATGCCATCCAAATCATCCAAGCTTATATCCTTAGGATTATTGTTAATAAACTCATGCTTCACTTCTGCTGTAATCTTAGTTACAGTATCAGTTAATTCTCCAACCTGCCCCATTTGATCAATAACCTCTTCTTCGGTATATTGGTTCATCGATGCACCCTTAACACCAAAATGTCCAAAAAATATTGAGGGCATATCTAATTTTTGTTTATGAATTTCATCAACAAAATCAGTAAAATCCTGTTTAATCGTTTTCTTCTTTTGTTCTACTTCCAAAGAATAAGGAAATAACAAAAGCTTTACCCCCTTATACGTATTAATGGTTGGCTTTTCGATGACCACTGTCTTCGGCAACTGAAGTTCAAATATATCACTTATAGCATGTTCCCTCTTAGATACATCGTGATTTCCAATTAAGATGATAACTGGAATATCTGCCTTATTCAGTTTTCTGAGTTGTTTACTAAAAAAGCGTCGTACCTTATTTGATGGATCTGGATGATCATAGATGTCTCCGGGGATGACAAATAAATCGGGCTTAATCTCACTTATATTTTTATCCACCGCCCAAGCAAACGCTTTCATAAAATCTACGTTGCGGAAAGGAAGATCAGATATATCTCTGTCCATGACGCCTTTGAATACCGTTTTGTTTAAATGAATATCTGGAACAACAGCTATCTTCATTTTTATCCTATTATTTGGTTCATTGTTTTTTCGTAGTAATCGTAATCTACCTGACTAAAACACACAAACGTTACTTTCTCAATGTTAGTAGCAGCATTATTATACAGATATTCCAAAGTAGAATTAATAGCTATTAGACAAGCCACTTCTATGGGATATGCATGCCCTCCGGTCCCTAATGAAGGAAATGCAATAGATTTTAACTTATTATCATCTGCAAGCTTGATACAGTTTTTATAGCAATTAGCCATTTCAATATCTCTCTCTGGATGGGCATTTTTAAAGATGGGTTCAAGTTTACCATTAACTTCCCTTCTTATAATACCTCCGATAAATTTCGGAGCCACAGTATGAATAACATGATTAGCGATAAGATTATATGCACCAGTAATACGGGCTTCCCCTGTCGGACATCTAACGCCATTCTTATCTGCTGGCATTTCCCGACATTCTCTTAACAGAAACGGCCCAGCAGCTTTATGTATAGCCCCATCAACGCCTCCTCCACCTAATAGGGCTTCATGAGCAGCATTTACGATAGCGTCAGCCTTAACTGCTGTAATATCCCCAAGAATGAGGTCTATAACTATATTTCGACTATTAACCTTTAGTGATTTGCTAATCATTTTTTACCTTTTAAAATTTTGATATGCTTATCAAGGTTCTTTAAGGCTATCTGATCCTGTGCAATGGTTTTTACCAACTTTTCCCGTTGTTCTTCAAAGTCTTTTAACATATATTCATTTAATTCAAGCTCTTCTTTCCGCACCTCTGCTTCCGTCATGCAGGTAACGCAAATACCTTCTTCTCCCATATCTATAAGACTTTGCGTTCCCGGAAAATTACACCATGTATCATTGAGGTTGTGACTTCTAACCCCACATCTACTTTTCATAGGCTTGTGAAGCTTTCTATGTTTGCATTTTCTCTCTTCGCATTTATGACTAGCAGGATCTCTTACTGCACCATCGCAGATTACCATTTTCATTTTTTGTACCCCTTTTCTGAATTATATCATTTTTTAAAAGAAAATCCAGCTTTATCTGCCACACATTGTATGTCATCCTCAAAAGCGTTTCTGATCTGCTCTCCCTCATCCATATATTGTTTCCTAAGGACGTAAGAGGGATGAAAAGTTGGCATGCATGGAATCCCGTTGTATTCAAACCATTTGCCCCTTAGCCTTGTTATCCCAGATTGACTAAGAATGAATTTTAGGGGCGTTGCGCCAATAAGCAAAATATATTTTGGTTTAGTTATCTCTATCTCTTGCCTTAACCAATCATAAACGCACATATCAACTAATTTACTATCTTCTGGAAATTTGTTATTTTCAGGTCTGCAGGGAAGGGTATTTGTGATAAGAGAATTCCCCTTGTTATATCCGAACTTATTTAATGTGGCACGTAATAACTTTCCCGCCTTACCTACAAATGGCTTAAGCTGTTCCAGTTCTTCACTTCCGGGCGCTTCGCCGCAGATTAAAACTATAGGGCTAGTTTTACATCCATCAGACGGTACAACACAATTATATACCTTCCCGATAGCACATGCTCTACATTTCAACTTTGCTTCTTCAAACGATGAGTAATTCATAAGATAATTATACAAAAAAGAGGAGATTTAAGAGAACATATTGTTTCTGATTAATTGATAATCATTTTTAGTCAATTTATAATTAATAAATTTAAAATTAGCATGCAAAACATCATGAACATACCTTCTTTTTTTTACGATATTCCTAAGATAACTGATATAGTTTATTTTTGATTTCTTATGAAAACCAGTTACCTCTACATAGGTATTATCTAGTGGAAAGTAAAAGTCATAGCGACAATAACCAATTCCGGGGCCATATCTTTGATCATGAATAAAAAATTTTCTTTCATTTTTAAATTTTAAATACCAATAAGCTTCAACTTTAGAAGAACAAAGGGTGCCATCCCTTAGCACTATTTTTTTACATTTAGGACAACTATTGCCGTTAATTCGACTATAAACCGCTGCCTGCCATTCATAATCACATTTTGAACATTTCCACCACATCTTTTGATGAGAACTATAGGGAACCTCGCATGCACCTATCTGATTTTTAAACAAGTGAAATTCTTTAGCTAAATCAGGGTATTTTGTTTGAAGAGAATTACACTTGGGACAATTGCCATGCCCCAGAAGTCTATTATAAATTGATGCAGACCATTCATAAGAACAAATGGAGCATCTCCACCAATATTTATTAATAGAATGACCTACTTCGATAGGATCGATTTTGTTCTTATCGTAGCTCCATTCTTTTAACAGCTCTGGACGTTGTGATACGAAAGATTGACAATAGGGACAATTAGCGCTATTTTTTATATTTCTAAGTCTAGATTTAATGCCATTTTTTAATGTTTTAATATATCTAAATCCGATTTGAGCCATCCATTCAAAACCACACTTAGAGCATCTCCACCATACTTTTTTTCTACAATTTATTGCAACATCGTTGGGAGTTAAGGTATTCTTATTTTGATTCCACTCTTGGGTCAACAACGGCGAGTTAAGAGAAAGTCTATTTTTATCTGTTATGACATTAGATCCCATATCTCACTTTTAGACAACAAACCCTTAAACGACTATAAGTTAGATTCATTGCCATGAGATCTAGTTAGGAAATCGAATAAGGGTCTGTCTTAATATTTTTTACTAAATCTCATGGCATATATATTATACCATAAGAACCTGTAAAATTCCTTCATTTTTATGATTCATTTGTAAAGGCATACCAAGCAATTCCTGTTCTTTCATTACCATTCATGTCTGTCACTATAAACATTGGGAAACAATACATGTCTACGCCTCTTACTGCGACATATCCCCTAGCAATAGCCATAGCTTTAGCTGCCTTACCGATGGTAGCATTGCCAAAACATCTTATAACAACTTCTTTGTTCTCTTCCAATGAGTGCGCAATGGCTCCAGCCAGTTTTTTAACATTACGCTTCCTATCTTCTGGAAGGATATCTTTCGGATCAGCTTTTACCATTAAAATACTTTTACATTTATCAATATCAACGCTCTTTTTGTCTACCATCTTTTCCGAAGCAAAAGCGACAAAAGATATTCCGGTTAATTCGTTTTCTCCCATTTTTGTGGTGATAAACGCTGGAGAGCAATCAAGCTGAAGATTTTGAACCTCTATATAGCTTCGTGCAATAGCAAGTGCCTTAGCTGCCTTACCAATAGCGGCATTACCAAAACATCTTACATTAATTTCTCCCTTGGCCCTAAGGGAATGGCTAATGGCCCCAGCTAGCTTTTTAACGTTTCTCTTACGTTCATCAGGAGTGATATCTGGCGGATCTGCCTTAACTTTTAAGCAATTAACAATTTCTCCTTCGTTAAGATGTGATTCGTCCACTGGCACTTCGTTGACTAATTCTTTGCTAATTTCTTGTTCATCATTACTTACATTTATTTGTTTATCGTTTGTGTCCATTTTCCCTTGCTCCTTAATTTAGTGTATGTACAATTATTGCTACACTTATATTATACATTAAATAACAAAAATACACTAACTTTTTTTTAGTGCATGGAATATTATTCTATTGAGCAAAGAAAAAAGCCTCTTTTTTAAAAAAAAGAGGCTTTTTATCTACTGACAGAGATTAAACCGTTATTCTATTCGCCATTATTTCTTTATTTTTCCTAAGTTTTCTTATCGCTTTCAAAATGGTATTTGCCTCTTGGGTTTTTCTCATTTCTATGGTATAACAAAGTTTATTGCTTCTCCCCATATGATAATCAACCAAGACAAACCGATCTAAATTAGTCTTCCCCCTAATAATATCCTTGACTAGATTTTTACAATTCTTCTTATCTTCTATTTTTTTTGCAGTTCTGCGGCCAAGGGTAATAAACCCTGTCTTAGTCTTATATTCCTTTAGAGCTGACGCCAAAGTACTTCCAGAGCCGATCTTCTTTAAAAAACCTCCTACGGTTGGACAACCATGAGATAAATATTTTACAGTTTCTTCGAGGTCTATTTTTCTAAGAACATTATCTGGCCTGTTTTTAGAATCTGGAATAACATCTTTTAGTGTATTTTCTGAACCATCTTTATTGTTATATTTATATTCGAGTGATAACATAAAATTGTATTTGTTGATTTCATTATCCATAAACTGCGGGAGTCTCTTCTTAGCATTCTTGCCGATATGAAGGTTCCTAATATGATTAATGAAATAAGTGTACAGGCAGGTGTTAAAAGACCCTTTATCCTTCTTATAATTCATAATCGCTTTATAGAAGTAGTGGCTTAGCTCTCCAAACATGTCCTCTTTACTATCCATAAGATAATAATATTGCCTAGCCCAAATCTGTAAAGTTGGTATTCGACTTTTATACAGCCTTTCAAAAATTTCATTATCGCCTGTTTTTTGAAAAAGAACCACATCTTTATCTTCCTGTGCTCTATCTATTTCAACAAAATTAGATTGTTCCTCTATCGGTTCCGTTGTGAAGTCTCCCTCTGTTTTTATTAGATTAGGACAAACTATCTTTAAGCATTTTTTTTGTTTCATTCTTCTCTCCAGCATTTATTTAAAAACTCACAGCACTTACATTCCTTAGCCGTTTTAACTTTATAGGGCTTTCCGGGTATTTCTCCTTTTATTTTGCATTCTGATAGCGTTAAGCATTTGCTTTTTACAGCCATGATAATCGGTTTATATGGCTCAATGTCAAATAGCTCATACTCATGTGTATTCTCATTTTCATATATTGCTAATCCGTGTTTCAGTTCTGCAAGCCACATATAAATAATAGTTTCTATTACATCTTTTTTCGAAGCTCCTCTTTTTTTGACAGTTAAAAATCTATCTTCATTAACCGGAAATATCTTCACGGCAAAAATAACGTCATTTACGCTAATAACGGCATCTATCGTTCCAGACATATTGTAATTACAATCGCCTACTACCAGATCAGACTCCAATAGCTTTATCGATTTGAACTTTGAAAAATATTCTTGCCATTTTTTCTTCGTATAAATGTCGCTGGTCGTTTTAAGATAAGATGCAGATTCTTTTTGTTTGCCATCCCCCATAACCCTATATATTAATTTTCGAGAACATTCAGTAATAGTATTGGGATTAAAAGTTGTTTTAAGCGATTCCTTAGATCTAGCGGAAACCTCGCTGTCAATTATTTGTTCAAGTTGTGCAGTAATGTGATCTTTCTTAACAAATATTGGGGCTTCTATTTCTAGCATACAGCCTCCTTTTTGTCTTCAGAAACCTTTTTGCGAATCTCCAAAATTTCCTTTTCACTCAATGTCTTTTCTAGTTCTAAAAAGGCTTTTAATCCATTTTTAATAACGAAAACATCAGGATCTTCACCTATTGGCAAATCATTAATCACCGATATCGACTCGCAAAAACCAAGATCCTTCAAAGCACATATAAATTCCCGCTGAGCTTTTTGCCCTGAGTTATTCTGATCAGAGTCGAGACATATGCAAACATTAGTGCAATATCTAGCTATAAGTCCTATTTTTCTATGAGACAACTTGGTACCCATAACTGCCACAACTTCAGCTAGCCCCTCTTGCATTAGAATCAACGCATCCATGTATCCTTCTACTAAATATATCTTATTACGTTTGAAGACGTTTTTTCTAGCCTTGTCAAGTAAAAAAAGATGTTGATTCTTTTTGAAAGATATATTCCACCATGAATACCCCTTTTCAAAAGATGGTTTTCGTGTAGCAAAACCGACAAGCTCATCGAATTCAGAATAGATTGGAACTATTATTTTGTTTCTGATGTAATAGTCGAATCCTTGCTTGTATTTTTCCTTTTTCTTAGCATCCATACCATAAAAAAGAACCTCATCAGGAATTGTATCTTTGCTACAGCAATAACCTATTTTATGTAAATCAACGGTAGCTGGTTTGACACCTCTGCGATCAAGATAACCTATGGCTGCTTCAACCTCTAAATTCTTATTGAGGGCGATATTGTTATAACATTGTAGAATAAATTGCTCTAATTGAGACATAGGCTCCTCACGATTAACAATAGTGGCACGAAATATCTCATGCCACTATTGTTGTATATCAGCCTAATTAAATTTCTTCTGGATTAGATTCGTCTTTAGCTTCGTCTCCAAGTTCTTCTTCGGTAGCGTCAACGGCTTTATCCGTGCTCACCGATGCAGACTTAGGAGATATTATTTTGGTTGGGTCTTCTTTCATTTCTAAAATAGCACCGTCAAGTTCTCCCAACTCTTTATCATCATCATACGCTTCTATCACTTTATCCAGCAACGGCAGCACTAAATTATTATCTATCAAATAATCTGCCAATTCAAGAATTGAAGCAGCACCAGTTTCAATTTTCTTACTGTTCAAGACATCTTTAGGAATATTGAATAACTGGTTATAGGTCTTAATGAGTTTTGCTGTCTTAGCAGCATTGCATAGCATTACTACAGGATTCAAAGCTGCAGCATCAAAGATAATCTTAAATGTTGCCCTTCCAAACGGTCTAGCAACCTTATTCTTAACAAACGTTGCTTCGCTTATCTGTCCTACAATAACATCTTCTCCAGCTTCTTTTACCTTAATTTTTTCTTTCTTAGAAGTTCTGATTCTCTGGTGGCAATAAAACTTCAAAGCATTACCGCCGGGAGTAGTTTCAGGATTGCCATACATTACCCCAATCTTCATTCTCACCTGATTAATAAAGACACAGGTAGTGTTTCCAGCTCCACAAGCAGCCACTATCTTACGACATCCTCTAGAAAGAAGCTGTGCTTGAGCTCCAATCCTAGCATTATCTTCCAAAGACCCCTCAAGTTCTGCTGCTGGTATAAGTGCAGCAGTAGAATCAATTACAACAACTCCAAGCGCACCACTTTTACATAACAAATGTGCATATTCTAGCGCCTGTTCTCCACTTTCAAACGTATTAGAATAAATAAGCTTTTTAACATCAACACCTTTGCTTGCTGCCCAAATAGGATCAAATGATTGTTCAATATCTAATAAGGCGCATTCTAATCCCTGTCTCTGTGCTGAAGCGATAAGATAAAGAGTTAATAGGCTTTTGCCGCTAGATTCAGGCCCATAAATTTCAATCATCCTTCCCCTTGGCACACCGCCGCAATAACTAGCCGCATCTATATCTTTAAGTCCAAATGGAATTACGGGGATATTATCTACTTCAATATCTCCAAACCTAGCTAAAACTGGTTTAGCTTTATTGCCCATTTGCTTTTCTATATTTGCAAGAACCGCATCCATTGGATTTTTTGTTTTGCCAGCCATATCTATTCTCCTTGATTAAAGAAAATGGAGGACTAATGTGTGCTACATTAGTCCTCCATTTTTGTTAGAACAATTCTTCCGACTTGCCTTCTGCTGTTTTAGGGGCCTCTTTACCCTCTTTTTCAAACATATCGTTGTTTTCTGCAGGAGCGCCAGTCATACTTTCTTCTGCTGGTTCTGCTCCACCAGCTTCTTCGGGTGTAGGAGTCTCAGTCTTTTCAGCTCCGTCTTTAGCCTTTTTCTTAGGAGCGATTTTCCTATCTGCAGGTAACTCATTCCACATTTTCTGCATAACCTCTGCAGAAGTAGATTTGTAAATCGTCCTGAGCGGCCAAAGATTAGAAACTCTCTTTCCATCTTCTCCCTTTATGAATTCGCCTTTTTCATCTACCTTAAAGATTTTTTTCAATTCTTCAGGTGTGAAAGGTGTTTTGTCAAGGGGCATAGCTGTATATTCAGTCTTTAACTTGTCAGGATTGCCATCTTTATCCAATGGGATTTTCCCCGATTTGTCTTTGGGAATTTTAACCGTAATAGACCAATCCGGGCCATCGTTCTTAGTGGGATCAATTTTAGTTGCATCCCTATAGGCATAAAAAAGCTTAAAAAGAGAATGAGGTTTTTCAAGCACTTTTATTTTACCATCAGCCCTGTCAATAACGTTAATGGCATATCTCTGTTGTGGCCAGAAGCCAGCTTGCCATGCAGGATCAATATCCCTTTCGCTGTCCTGAACAGTAGCCCTGTAAGGTCTAAAATGTTTGCGGAACTTAACAAACTGCCCTACCAACCTAATCTTATAAGTCCCCGGCGGTTCCATCTTCATATATTCTGTTTTGGGAAAAGAGTTATTACCCTGTTTCCCTTTTTCGCCCTTATCCCCTTCACCGTTCTGATTGTCTGAGAAATCAGAATCCCAATTACCCACTGCTGCTTCTGTCATGTTCTTCTCCTTATTTGTTTTACTTACCCTATATTTAAAAATCCCTTAATTTAGGATTTCCATCTTCATCTTTGTCATCTTCTTTATCTACGTTGAATATATCTGTCATACTTTCAGGCCTATGAAAATCTGTATCTGGCAAAGCTCCCCTACCAACATCTCTCAATTTTAGCATTAACTGCCAAATAGTAATCCTTCGAGATAAGTTATCGTGTAAGCTGTCAAGATTTTTCAAGACGTGATTACAAACTTTTGATAACGCTTCTATTTCAGCAAAATCAGCTAAAAAATTGCTAAGACGGTACACTGCATCTCCCTTTCGCCCTTCTGTATTCTTTTCAGTAGTGAATTTGCCCCAAGAATCCTTAAGGATGTCAACAACTCTATTTTTGTGATTATAGCATTTTATTACGTTAATTAGTATTTCTGACAGTCTGTCTTTTGACCCCTGAATTTTATGTAGTTCGTCGTTTAATACTTGCAATGTCGGAGTCGGAGATGACTTAACAGAAAGTTCTCCTAGTTCTTTATAGATAGCATCGTAGTTAATCTTAGGCAAGAGTCTATAGGTTGCCTTTAGCCTGTCTGCCATATCTATAAATTCTTTTGGGAAGTCTGTTCCTCTTAATTCTGGGATTCCGCCGCTTTCATCTGCTGTAGCACCTTGAGATGAAGCAGGTTTAGCGTCAGATTTTTCTGAAACCTCAGAAGCTGGAGCTGAAGTTACCACTGATGATGGTTTTACTTCGCTAGACTTACCAAAAAATTCTTCGTCGTCCAGTGTAATATCTTTTTCAGCCATATTTAAACCGTTGCTTGTGTTTTGTTAGATAGCTTTATAAACTGCCAAATAGTCGTTGGTATTTAAGGATATGACGCTCTTGGGATCAAGAGTAAACCTTAAGCTGCCCCGATCTTCTCTGGTAATAGTTACAGACTTGGAATTTTTAACCTTCCCAGCCTTATAATCATCTAAGGTAGGAGTACCAGCCATACCAATAATAGTTACTTCCATCGTAACCATAGGTAATCCTGTTTCCCTCTTACAAATGCATTCAAAATTATCAAATGCATTTTCTTGGGCTACCTGTTTTTCATATGCTTCTGTGAACATGTCTTGTATATCTTCGTCACTGAGTTTGCTAACATCCATTTTATCTATCTTGCGTTTAAGTGCCATGACTTTTCTCCTTGTTTTATTTATTATACATATATTCAGAATTTTTAGACAACATTTTTAATTATTAAAAAGATCGTCATCGTCGTAACCAATATTATCCAATTCCTTATCAAGCGTACTTTTGTCCACTACAGTATTGCTTTGAGCGCCGAGGGCTTCTTTTTTAGCTTCTTTTTCAGCGTTGTCTTTACTCTTGTCATTTTCATGAGTTTTCTTAGCTATGTTTGGTTCTGAACCAGCTTGCAACCATTCGGGTATTCTTTTCGCTATCTTTTCTTCGATCTCCGTTACCGAATCTGTTTTCTTCCCAAGCCTACCGGGGAGAGCCCTCATCGTTCTAATTATATCATTTGTTAGCTCTTCAGTCAATACGTCTTCTTGCTTTATCATATCTTCTTTTGAGCCGTATTCTATATTCTTTTCGCCGTATTTATTAATCTTGATATGTTCAAACTGCCCTACATGAATCATTATTTCTACCGATGTCGCTATCTTTTTCTGCTCCATTTTATACTCCTTCGTTTTCTATTATTTTTATCACTTTAACATAACTTTTGCCGACGTTATCTTCTTGATATGTTTTAACCAATCTAAGTTTTTTATTTCCCATGATAGCCATGCCTAAATCCTGATGAGATCCAGTAGATGTTTTATCCCAAAAAATATCAACCCTTTCAGCTTCTTTCATAGCTTTCAAATGAGATCTGATAATATTAATTCCAGTTTCATCATCTTGATTAACGTCCCTTGGAGGATAATGAACCGTATGTCCCTCTCTCTCTAACCCAAAAACGTACTCATCCATTTCTTCTTTTTGTTCCTTAGTAACATTTCTAACAGGGCATATGATATATATATACATAATTATTCACCTCTATATAGTGATTCTTTCTGTCGCACCAAACTCATCCATTAAAGATAATCCACCAAATTTTTCCATTTCCTTTTCTTGTTTCTGTTTGATCTTCTTATCTTTTTCCATGCTTTTTTTAATTTCTGGATATTTCGTAAGCATAATCGCCTGTGGAACTCCCCATGATCCCATACATCCTGATTTAACCATCGTTTCAAAAACCCTACAGTTCACCACTCTGGCATCTGTCCTTGCCATAAAATCTTCTAAGTCTTTAAAAGGTTGATTTTTAACGATACTTTCCACGGCTTTTGATCCAACACCCTTCAACATAGTTAACGGTTTAATGAGCCCTTCCCTCTGTTGACCATTTTTGAATGTTAATTTTCCTATCTTAAATTCTAATTCACTGTTATTAACATCAAAATGAGAGCATGTTATCCCCATCCTTTCGGCAGCGTGGATATACATATTGAGCTTTTCGTTTTTATCATTGTTATTAATTTCACTAGTTAGAAGATTACACATAAATTCTATCGGATAATAGCATTTTAGCCAAGCCGTCTGATAAGCAATAAATGCATAGGCAGCTGAATGAGACTTATTAAATCCATAGTCACCAAAATATTCGATCTGCGCAAAAACCTTGATAGCTATTTCTTCCTTGATATCATTTTTTACACAACCATCTACAAACTGTTTTTTCGTCTGCGCTAAAAGATCCTTATCCTTTTTGCCCACAGCCTTTCTAAGGGTATCTGCCTGACCGCCAGTAAATCCTGCCATTTTTTGTGACACCCTCATAATATTTTCCTGATAAACCATAATTCCATATGTCTCTTTAAGCGCCTCGCCCATTAATGGATGCAGATATTCAACTTTCTTCCTGCCATGTTTATAATTGCAATACATATCATGCATTCCAGCACCCAATGGCCCCGGTCTATACAGCGCACATGCAACAATCATATCTTCGAATCGGTCCACCCTTACAGCTTCTAATAATCTTGACATACCATCTGCTTCAAATTGAAAAATTCCCAATGTATCTTTAGTCGGATCTCGACCATTTAAGATCTTGAAGACTTCCTTATCAACAGGATCTAAGGTGTCTACGTTTATGTCTCTATTGTATCTTAACTTGATCATCTTAACGGTTTTATCAATAACGGTTAGGGTCTTAAGCGCCAAAAGATCGAATTTTAATAATCCTAGCTTTTCCACTTCTGGCCCGTCAAATTGAGACGCTATCACACCTTTGGATTCCCTTAACGGTACTCTTTCAATAACTTTATCTTTACATATTAATATACCTGCAGGATGAACACCAGCCGAAGCCAATGTCTTTTCTATTCGCCTACTGCAATCTAAAAGTTTTGGAAATTGACGCATCGAATCCCTAAAATCAGAACTTGATTTTAATGCTAACTCAATAGTCATTGTCGGTTTAAACGGGATCTGCTTAGAAATAGCGTCAGCCATGTTTAGACTATTTTTAGTCATTTCTTCTTTGGTGTCAGGATCTTTTTTTAATTTTTCCTGATAATCTTCCCAATCATTTCCTATGTCCAAGGCCTTAGCTGTACCCCTAATGGCTGCTCTAGCCTTTAATTTATTATATGTGCCTATCTGACAGCAATATTCTTCTCCATATTTTCTTACAATATAATTGAAGACCTCATCTCTCCTATCATAATCAAAATCAACGTCTACATCAGGAGGGCTTATACGTTCTGGATTTAAAAATCTCTCGAAAATAAGGTCATATTTTAATGGGTCTAACCCAGTTATGCCCAATACGTAAAGGCAAAGAGAACTAACTGCCGAACCTCTTCCAACACCGATTCTTATTCCTTCTCTTCTTGCAAAATTTATTATATCCCAAAGAACGAGAAAATATTTGGTATATTTACATCCAACAATTACGCTCATCTCATATTTAATACGCTCCCGGTACGCAGACACGTTGAATAACCCCTTTTCTTTCATCCCATTACTAACTAGGGTTTTTAAAAAGGCTTCTTCATCCTTAAATCCTTCTGGAACAATAAACTTTGGCAGCAGGTCTTCTCCAAAAGAAAGAAGGTTCGTTTCTATCTTTTCTGATATTTCTACCGTATTAACAAGAACGTCTGGCGCTTTTTTATACAACTCTAACATTTCTTCGTATGGTTTCAAATAAAAATCTTTACTATCAAAAGTAAATCTCTCAGGATTTTTAATGACATCTATAGTCTGAATAGATAGCAATACATCATGGGCTTCCCAATCTTCCTTACGAGCATAATGAGTATCTTGGGTGGCAATAACTTTGATGCCTAATTTACGCCCCAACTTATAAACCATATTGGCAATCTTCCGTTCTTTTTCCTCTTGTTCTTTACCAGCATCGTTATAAGCATGAATCATGATCTCTAAATAAAAATCGTCCTTAAGCAATTCTTTATATTTATTTGCGGTTGCTATTGCGGCCTCTTCATTTCCTGTCCACAATAAATTTGGTATCTCACCCTTCCCACAAGCGCTAGAAATGATTAAACCCTCGCTATGAGTCTGTAGCTCATTAAAATCTATTCTTGGTTTATAATAGAAGCCTTTTAGATATCCAAAAGAACTCAGATATATAAGATTTTTGTACCCGATCTTATTCTTGGCAAGAATAACCAAATGATTCATCTGCGCCCTAGAGTCTTTATCTTTTACGCTATGATCCTTGCAAGTGTAGGCTTCCATCCCCAAAATTGGCTTTAGATTAAATTCCTTACATGCCTTTGTAAATTGAAATAGCCCTGCACAACTACCATGATCTGTCAATGCTAAAGACTTATACCCCATACTACTGGCACAAGAAGCTAGGGTTTTAACAGAAGACAAGCCATCTAGCAAACTAAAGGACGAGTGGTTATGAAGATGTACAAAATTTTCGTCAGTCATGCTTTTCCTCTAAGTAAACATGTTCTTATCGATTAAAAATACATCAGTATCTTTAAATCTTTCGAACTATTACAACATTATACAAACATTCAGTTTTTTTTGCTTTCATTCTTTTTCAATATTTTTAAGTCATCTTCTGGAGGGGTATTCTTTTCAAATAACCCCTGCAATCTGGCTTCTACCGCAGATGTTCTTTCATAAATCGCTTTGTGAATGTAATCTAGAAGTTCCCTAGAAAAATCTGTCCAATTAAAGTTATCCAGATTGGCATCATAAATTTTATGCTTTAAAGATACATTATCTGAAGAAAAATCTGAAGTATAAGCATATCCTTGTATAGTTATGTCTTTTCCATTGGTGGCGATATCTATATAATTATTACAGTTACTTTTAGATAGGGTTAACCTCTTGTATGGTCCCATTTCAGAAATTCTAATATCATTAATAATTCCCTCTTGCTTAAAAATCAAAACTATGCGATATAATTTAGTAAGCATAATATCAGCAAATAGGCTATGATCGGCCAACACTTTTTCTATTTCAGAACCATATTCCTGTAAAAAAGCTTTGTGTTTCTCACTGACAATTTTTTGAATACCCGGAACATCTAAGATATACTCTCTTTTGTTCATTTCTTTTTTCTCCTATCAACTAATTTGTCTACCCTATTATACAGATCTTCAATGCTTCCGTCATTGATAATTTTAATATCACCCTTGAGATCATACGCTTCACTAGCATGCCCCTTCAACCCCACATTTCCAGTATAACCCGGCCTAACTACCTTTACGCATAAAAATTCACTCTTTTTGGCGTGTTTTTTAAAGAACTTAAGTTCATTTGGGAAGCGTATATCAGAAATAACATATCTGTTTTTAGGATCATTTTGAATTTTATACCATAATGACTTAACCCATATTGCGTCATCTATATTTTCTCTAAATAACTCAGTACCAATGAATTGCAACAATTTTCTAACAGTCCAGTTAGGCCAATTCTTTAGTGGCTGTTCTCTAGCAACCCTATCATATACTGTGTGATCATCCAATGCAAAAACATCTTTAACCAACCGTTTTATCGGATCAGCCAATGCAATTTTCTTAAATCCATAATTCTTAATTAAGTAATCCCCAATTGTATCTTTTCCTGATCCTGCCTTACCACAAATTCCAACGAGCTTCAACATATTATGCCTCCTAGACTTTTCTAGTATTATACATAATATATTTTTTAAGCTCTATAATTTTTGCATTTTTTATGTCGTCTGTAATTTCCAATTTTGAAGGAGCGCCGATCAGAAAATGACAAAGCAATTTATGAACGTCAAATGGTTCCCTATATTGTTTTAGCGCATACAACATCAGCGCATATGGATTAGTGAAACCCTTTAAACAGAAAATATTGTCTCCGAATTTAGTCCTTATAGTGTTAACATGGGAAAAATAAGACGGGTGGATATTGCACATATTGACTGCCAAAATTCCATCTTCCTTTAATTTAAAAGAAACAAATTCTGTGAATTCTAGAGACATAATATGCGTTGGAATATAATGTTTATCAAAAGCATCAATAAGTATAACATCGTATTCCTTGTCTATTTTTTGTATAACATTAAATGCATCGCCTATATAAACCTTAATTTTATCCGTCTCTTTAAAAAAGAAAAACTTCTTAGCTATACTTACTACTTCGCCATCTATTTCTATGATATCAATATTAGCTTTGGGAAAATAATGAGAAACCAACCTTGGACATACTCCAGCCCCAAGGCCTATAATCAATACATTAACTGGCTCTGGAACAAATAGAAAAGAGTGCATAAATAATGAATAAAAATCATAGACAGGAGAATCTGGTTTCTTAATATCTACAGCGCCTTGCTCCTGAGACAATCCATACCCAAATATTAGTCTCCTAATATCCCCTTCTTCAATCACTTTAATATCATGATAATGGGTCTGAACTCTATATATCGTTTTAACGTCCATTTTTTCCTGAATCAAGCTCTTAATCTTTTAGCTAATCTTTCCTTAGCATCAGGATTATAATACTTAGCCTTCCGAATTGTTTCTTGCGCCCCGTTAATGTCATAATCAAAATCCTGAATATTGACCGTCCTAGTCTCACTATCAAAAATAGCAAATGAGGTTTTGCCACCACTTCTAGGTTGACCTATAGATCCCGGATTAATTAAGCAACAATCCAAGTCAATTTTATAAGTATCTCCACATAGATGAGATCCCATATCTAAATGAACAGCTAATGGGTTAGATTTCATACTACTTATAAATGTGGGTAGGTGAGTGTGTCCAAAAAATCCCAATTTCATTTTATACTTTCTTAGTGCCGCAATACCAATCCATGCATCGCTGTTATTTAGAATGTATCCCCAATTATACTCATCTCCAGCAGGTGATTCATGACTAATATAAAAGGGCAAACATGGGTCTTCTATGACCATTTCCTTGGGATGAGAAAGCAACCATTCTTTATCTTCATCATTCAATACCGAATAAGAATAATCTAACCCAGCCATAGCATCACTGCTCAATGCAGAAGATTCAGTATAACTTAAATTAGGAATCCTAACCCCCATGCTGTCATGATTACCAATAATAATATGCCTGATCAAGGGATGATTCTTTACAGCATTAATACACTCAATAGGATTAGCATTGTAGCCTATTATATCTCCCAAACAGATTATTGAGTCAATCTTCTCTCCGCTAATAATATCTAGGGCAGTATTAAGAGCATGAAGATTAGAATGAATATCTGATATGATTGCGTATCTCATTGCTTTAAATTATTCTTGGGTTATACAGCCTTCCACTCTTTAGTGTCAAAAACAAACCCCTGTGGAATAAATCCATAGTTTTTTCCATCCCAACTAGTAAACCCAGCTCCCTTAGCGCTTTCTTTCCATGCATCTGCCTGATCAATAACATTATCCTGATAGTGTACTAACATCATCTTTTTCTTTGTGTCATCAGGTAACGTAATCAAATCTAAATAATTAGCATGAACCCCAGATTTAAAAGACGACGTTTCACAATCATTGATAATTATATCGGCTTGTTTATAAAAATCGCTTATTTGATTAGGACAAAATTGTGTATCACCAGTATAATAAATCTTTTTACCAGTATCAGGATCAATTATCATAAGCCCAAACGAGAGAACAATAGAATACTCATCCATGATATGTATTGACTGCACAATATGAAACTCAATATCTTCCCAAAAAAACTTACCATTTTTCTTTATCATCTGAACATCATAGAAATCTTCAAGAGTGGTTTTTTGTCCTTGTAGAGATTTTAAACCAGCCTTCCAACAATTATTCCATCCTTCTCTAATCAAATCGCTATTTCCAATCATGGTAATCTTTTCACAACCGGGAGTAAAATGGTTAGTAAGCCCCAGCCATTCAACCCCATGAGAATGATCTCCATGAAGATGGGTAATATAAAGAGCATCAATATCCTTGCAGCCTAGCCCTATCTTATTAAGAGAAAATCTGATGTCATCCCCTGCATCGATAAGAAGATTCTTATGATTCCTAGTAATCATGAAATTTGTTTGATTATTCTTTAACGTACCCGACATGCCTGTACCTACGAATGTTATTTTCATTATTTATTCTCCTTTGTGTTTGTTAGTTCATTTTTTATGTCTGGCCCTACCATCGTGGGCAAAAGTAACGCTGAGAAAACGATGCCATCCATTATCATATAATCAATGTCTTGCATATTAAAATAATAAACCAAAAGTGTTCGGACCAAAATAGCATAAGAATAAAATACGGCCAATGCGTTAGATATTTTCCAAGTCTCACCAAACCACCAGTCAATAAATTTAACTATTTTACTTTCCATCGCTGTCATTTTGTTCATCCTCTTTGATTATTTTTTTCACAATGTCTCTTTGTCCTTGCGTCCAGCTGCTTCTGGCATACTTTATTATATTTTAAGATCTTCTTCCAAGTCTCACCAGCTATAAAGTACGGCTTATCTTCGTCCTTAGAATGATATTCTCCTAGCTGAAGTTCAAAATCAAGTTTTATAAGTTTAAACCCTTGGGCCTGCAGATCAGATACGACTGCATCAACTATATCTTCTCCATAAATTTTATATACGCATTCCTCTTTAACCAGCTTGCTTACAACATTATCAATTGATTTTGACACCGCATTCTGAAATTCTTCTGCAGAACAATCGCATTCAAAATAATGGGGTTGATATGTCTCCCAACCAGCTAGACTTAGGGCATAGTACATTATTCTTTCTCCGTATTTTTGTTAGCTTCTTCTAGAGCTTTTTTAGAGTCTTCTCTTGTTTTTTTAACCATTTCTTTCCAGTCTTCTTTCCCAAGTTTTTTTTCCATTTCAGATACCCACATTTTTTCTGCATAATGTTTATCCATCGCACAAACGGGACAAGAGCTACTGCTGCTTAAGAGGGCATCGACAAAGATATAGTATTCTTCTTCTTCCAGTAAGTCTTTAGGATCTCTTTTGATTTCCTCATTAAAAAACATGGCAAGTAGTTTCATTCTACGGGCTTCATAAAAATAATAAAAATAGACATACTTTTCTGCCTTAAGAATTGAGTCAGGCTCTTCCTTATAAGCCTTTTCTAATCTATCAACAATTTCAGTATCTCTTTTCTGTTCTTCTTCAGGATACAAACTATCTTTTCCTATTTCTTGCACTTCTCCTCCTTCTGCAAAGCCTTTTATACCTTTGCATATTTTCTTCTCCGGGCAAAGTAATTCCACTGTGGGCCTTAAATACAGGTACCATTCCAGCCTCTTCTCTTAGTGTGCGTAAAACATGAGGATTTGCGAATATATTAGAATTGTATCTAATGAATTCGACATAATCCAAACCAATAAAATCGCAAGCAAAAGTAGCAACTGCACCGCTCCTACTTATTCCAGCGTGACAATGAAGCACCAATGCGCTGTCTGCCAATAATTTATTAGCCTCTGTTATAAAATCGATTATGTCTCTAGCATGCTTTCTATCAAAAATTACTGCCTCAGAATAGTCACGCTTTGTGTTTTCAAAATCTCTAGGAGTTACATCCCAAAATTCTAGAGAAAGAATATCCATACATCCCATGCTCTTTAATTTATTTTCGACAAAAGGAGAAGCAAATATATCTCCACTATGAATTGAAATTAGATGCCAAGGTCGGTTTTTATAAGGAAAATTTAAACCATCCATCCGTACAAACATTTCCATGTTAAAACGGTTAAAAATTTTTATCTCTTTGATCATACGGATATTATACAATAATAAAAAGAGAAAACAAGGGGAATTTAAGCCCTATATTTAGCGACAGCCTTACAAAATTCTACCAAATCATTGTCTGTCATTATGTTTCTAGCATAATTAGCCATTACAGAAACAAATCTAATATTCCCCTTGATGTAATCTTTTGAGTTATCAATCCTGTCAATGCTTGCCCGATGGCTACGATTTTCAGCATTTTTCCATCCTTCACTTCCATATGGCAATAATAATTTCCAACCAGTAAAGGGGCACAATCCTTTTTGTTCTTGCCATAATTTTAAGAGATAATCAACGTCTATTTCGACACTAGGTCTACGTCCAGTATTTTTTAGAGTTTTTAAAAAATATTTAAACGGAGATCTTTCATCAACAGTGCGTCGTTTCTTTACCCATTTCCATGCAGTTAGTCTAACTTCATCTGACATTCTAGCTTTTAGTGTAGCAAAAGTGTTTACGGCAAGTGCACAACAACGCCTTGAACAAAACTGCTTTCTACCTAGTTTAAGGCTTCGAGTTACTTCTTTTTCTAATCTTTCAAACTCTTTTCCGCAATTCGCAAAATCACATTTTACAATCATTTTTTTCATCTTTCATCTCCTTTTCCTATATTGTTCTAGGTGGAGGTGAAGATATCCTGCTTTTATATTCAAAAATGGTGGAGATGCGGAAGAGTCGAACTTCCGGTCTTCAAAGTAATAACTTCAATCTTCTACATGTTTAGTCAGCACTTTCTTTTGCCCCGACAGGCCTCACCAAGATTTTTTACAAGGGCACCATCGTATCTTGTTAACCCTATAGCAACTAATCAGGAGCAGTTGCTAACTCCGTTCCTAGTAGTAATTAGTCGTACTCATCCCCGCCACTAGTATCCAGAGATTTTCCTATCGCCACTATTAGGCAGCGAGAGCTAGGGACTTTTCAGCACCTATATTTTGGAATGCTTTTATACTGGCCAACATTACCATTCCAGTACATGCCGCTTGAGCCATTTTTCTCTGAATCGAACCACACATCCCCATTAAATTTTTAAAGAACAAGGCTTACTTCTTTTTAAAGCCCTTATTTTCCTCTTTATATTCTAAAGCTGAGCATATAGAACAAGATCCATCTCCCACCATCCCATGTTCACAGGTATGCGCCTGTTCGGGAGCAAATGCATCTTCAGGCTTATCAGGATAAATTTCTCTATAGACATTATACACTCTTTCCATATTAGTGTCATTAACTTTTTCTGCCGTATTTTCATCAACCTTGCCACATTTCTTACAAACCTTAAAAATCAACAATGGAACAGGGAAACCACCTACCGAATCTTTCCATTCTTCATGAGGACAAACATCATAGCCATATTCTAGAGCTAAAAACTCCGATGGTTTTATTCCTTTAGCCTTAGCAGCATCACGAAAAGAAATTCTGTTACCTATCCTTTCGTCTCTAGCCTGCCTTCTTCTTGCAAGCTCATCATCAAGCTCTTTGCCATATAATTTCACGTCTGATTTTTCCTTTCGTTTGCTTCCTTAACCTTCTTAGCTAACATTTTTGTGCCCTTATCTGCCAATTGTTTCCAAGGCCCCTTAACAGCATAATAAAGAACAGCTGTAACTTGAGCTGTCTCCTCATCTTCTTTATTGGCAAGTAGACACGAAGGAAACTGCGTCTTCTCCAATGTATCCCAAAGACACTGACTCAACAAAACATTCAGAACTTCCTTTGCTCCGATTTTATCAATGGCCAAATTGATAATTGATGGAATATTAACAGTAGTTTCTATCTTTAGGGTTTTGTCAATAGGCTTTTTGTCAATAGGCTTTTTCATATTTTTTACCTTTCATGTCCACAATCCTGACATACCCATTTACATACTCTGGTTACAGGATCACAAACCTTAACCATCGTTCCACCGCATTTAGGACATTTCATATTTTATTCCTCCGTATTATCTTCTGACAATGCTGCGAGTCCAAAATTAGCAGCGAACCTATTTAGCTGCTCCTCTACGGAAAGAAGAATTCCGGGCAAAACAAATCCTTTTTCAGTCTTGTCTTTATCAGTGAGGACATTATCTAAAATATTTTCCCAAGCTTTTTCTAAAATTCTATCAATTTGTTTTTCTTGTTTAGGTGTTATTCCGTGGTAATCTTGATCTGATATCGCCCTCTTACTCTTTTTATTCTTTTTTTTCATCTTATTTCCTTTTCTAAATTGGAGGCTCTGACGGGAGTTGAACCCGTAACAGTCTGATCTAGAGTCAAACGCTCTACCAATTGAGCTACAGAGCCTTATTTTTTACAAGAGCATTATACCTTATATCTTATAAAATGCAAGCGAAATCTTTACTTATTTACTGCCGAACCTCTAAACGTATGAAAGTATCTTAATGGCCTGAATTTCCTGTCGCCTATATAAAATGCCCATTTATGATATGGCTTTCCGCAAATTAACAATGTCCAAGCCCCTTCCTTGGGAATCTCTAAGTAATGCCTCTGTAGGGCTCTAGAATGCCATATAGAAGGCGCTGAAACCTCAAACCTGCCATTAGGGGTCACATTCGCATATTTGCCCTTTAAAACGATGGATATGAATGAGCACGAATGGTCATGAAAGAACCTTGTGTCATCAGACCTTATCCAATGATGAATTCTGATTGAATAGTTAAAAAAGATAAACATCCACCTATAAAGGTAGGGGTCATTCTTATCTCCCATCGCTTCTTTCCAACGAATCTGAAACGGTCTAAATTTTCTATAAGGTTTCATTTTTTTCATCCTTTAAAATGGTCAACGTAGGGGGTAACGATCCGCCCTCATTCGCAATCCGGTTGTACATTCCATCATGCCGACCGCAAACTAACTTACTTGCCTAGGCCATTCCTTTAGTTTGCATGTCTAACGCATTATGTTAAATAATGCCGCTCTCCTTGAGCTATACGTTGATATTTAATTTTTGGTCAGGGCTTGCGGAGTCGAACCACCATCTCTCTACGTGTTTTGTAAAGTGCTCTCCCATTGAGCTACGCCCCGTTATTTTATTACATAGATTTCAATACCTTATCGGCTCTTTTCTGAATCTCCACTTTAGTCAACTCTGTAATCTTATCTTCTACGGCCTTTTCAATATATTTATCTATTGCATCAGCCTGAATAAGTTTAGAAATTCGATCTTTAACCAAATCAATTATTATGTCGTTGACTTGAGTGAAAGCGTTATCTTTAATTGTTTTTTTAATATCTGACGACAACTCAAAACTATTGCGTTGTCCCCAAGTATCTACCTTTACCTTTCCAATTTCCTTCTCAATAATTTTGACAGATGCATCCTTAGCTTCTTTGATCTGAGTCTGAAGAAACTCATCCTTCAAAAGGGCCATCATATGTTTATTCACAAAGTTCATAATGACACCTTGTTTAAGCTGAACCTCTAATTCATTATCATCTTTGAACAATCTTTCCAACGCAGGTGTATCTAGCGACATTTTAATACTCATTTTTATTCTCCCCATAATTTAAGACCAGAGAACATGTTACTATCAGTAAGACAAGCAATGGCCGTCATCTGATTACCAAGATCAGGCTCTCTGAAACCCGTCCATTTCATATTTTTTTTATTCAT